CTACAGCTGAATCATCACTATCAGCTCTTATAATTTTAGACTTTGCCCACTTAGCATATTCAAAATGCAAATCTAATACAGAGTTATAAGCTATTCTACCAGATGTATTTTCAATATAATTGTTTATCTTAGAATCAACTAAAGAGTTGTCACCTTTAAACTTCTCCAATAAATCAGCTCTAGTTACCTGATAACCTTCACCTTTTACATTCCTTATAGCCTCTACTTCAGCTTGAGATAACATTTTACGAGCAACATAATCATCACCAAGCTGTTTCATATTCTGAAAAGCTAAACCAAAAGCAATTTTAAAAGTACCAGATCTATTCCAATCTTCAACAATTCTATGAGCCCAAGAAGTTTTTGTTGCTATTTGACTAACAGTTCTAGCTGCTTTAGCACTAACTTTTTCCTTACCTCTTATCTGCAACTCTCCATTCTGATCAACAAATAATTTACTATCAGTTAAATAAGCCTCATCTATAGCACCTCTTGTAGCAGTACTAACGTCAGCATCGGATTTAAATATAGCATCTAAGACTGTAGATTTTACACTTTTACCATCATGCCATTGAAGACCATACTTTTTAGATTGTCTTTCAAACATATCTTTGTTTGCACTAGCATTTCCTGACTCTACATACCAAGCTTTAGAATCCTTTCGTGCTTTACGCCCATACTCTGTCCATTCAAACAATCTTTGTGTAGCATTTCTTGCAGCTGATCTTAGATTTCCTCCCATTAATCTAAAATAAGTATAAGATGTCATCATTCTAGTTAGATTCATCATGGTTCCATCTTGACTAGGGTCTCTGCTATCAATAGAATTATAAACATCTGTTAACAAATCAAGCATACTTTCAGCAGTGTCTACTAAATCTTTTCTTCCTAAAGCTTCAGCTGGCTTTAAATGATAATCCATTAAATTTTTACTAGCATCAATATACGTAGCCTTAACATGAGTCTTGTAATTAAAAGTTCCAACATCATTTGTATATTTCTTCAGAAAATACCAGGGGTTTGCACTATATTGATTGTCCACAAGGTCAGTTCTACCCTTAGCCCTATCAACTATCTTATCAAAGCTATTGATTTCTTGGTTAATAGTATCTAATATATTCTTGTTATTCTCTACAGCAAAAGAAAATTGTTTTACGATATCTAAAAGGCCTAACGTATATCTAGGCATATAGCCTTTACTTAAAGAGATTTTTCCATTATTAACATAATCTCTATCTAATTTTATTCCTCTCTCTAGAAACATTCTATCATCAATAAGCTGCTGATCATTGTAATTTAAAGGCCTACCACTCTCATCAACTGACTTTTGAAACTCAATATTGTGTACCATGGCTTCAATTCTTTTTGCAACACCATCAGCCCAGACCATATCCTTTTGTTTAGCCATAGCTTTAATTTTTTGTAGCCCTCTAAGCAATGAAATTGAGGATGATTTTCTTATCTCTTTATAGTTGTCCATCATTTTATTTAATCTTATCTTTCCAGATCTATCTAAGCCTTCAATGGTATTTATATCTGCACCCTGAAGAACGCTATTAAGGATAACATATGCTTCCCCACTACCAGCCTCTAAAAACTTCAGCATTTCATTTCTATTGGTATTCATTTTATCTTTTATAGAAGTCCTTTGAGCATAGGTAAGTTTAGGTTGGTTATATTGTTTCACTAAAGAATCATACTCTTTATTTAACCTCTCTACCTCAATATCACCTCCACTCTTCAAACCTTTAGGCATAAGACTTTTAGCACCAAAAGATAAAGAGAAATCCTTAAACTCACTTAAAAATTCTTTTATCTGTTTATCTGATTGAACTTGAAAGTCTCTAAAGAACTGAGTTTCATTTGTAAGCTCAGTCTCAAATCTTTTTAATTCGGGAACATTTTGTAATGCTGTTCTTGGTAAATGAAAGTATCTCATTACAGCACCTTTAGGTTTTGCTATAAGCTGGTTGTAATAGTTAAGACCAGCTTCAAACTTCCTTACATCTTTAAAATTAATTTGATATTCTGGATCAATTTCCTTCTTTGTATATTTCTTAAACAACCATTTAAAAGTATCCCAGTTATTCCAGTTTGCATCTTTAACATTATTCCATTTACCAGTATCCCACTCTTTAGCTAGTGAATCCATTTTATTGAAAATAATTTGCCTGTCTTTAGCAGACATTTCTTTTTCACCTAATCCTAACTTTTTTGAAAATGATTTCAAACTACATGTAAATATACTAGACATTATCTCTCCTTAGAATTTAAGCAATCTAAATGATATTTAAGTTGCCTTTGAGTAGAACTTTCTATCGATCCTTTTTCCCCTAAATCTTTCTTCCTAATGACATCTATATCCCTTAACAATGTAGGCTTTAATCCTATGTCATCTATTCCACCAAGATCATTACTTGCATATATCTTCTGTGCCCATTGTTCATTTAAAGGGATGCCTTGGCTTTCCATTTCTTTACTAGCTTTATATAATAATGCTGGATCTACTAACTTATCAGAGGTAGCATAATCAACCATCATCTTCGCAGCATTCTTTTTATTAGCCTCTAATGCATTTTGCATATCATATATACTTTGATTCAATATACTTTCTTGACTCATTATACCTTTTAAGCTAGCAGGTTCTGTGTATAAGTTAGCTAATGCTACATCTACATCATGACCATATCTAGAGCTTAATATAACCATATTTTTTAAATTTGTAATATCAGTTAAAATCTTATTTGCAAAATCTTTATTGCCATCAGCACCTCTATATTCTCCAGATGCAATTTTAGCTAATAGATTCATCATAGGTCTATTTAATCCATTTTCAGAATATATATAATCGTAAGATGATTTGCCATTTGATATTGGTCTTACAGATACAACCTTATCAGATATATAAGGAGTTAAAGTTTGTAAAATAAAAGCTGCTTTTCTTGCATCTGTATTTAAAACTGGATTGTTAAATAGAGCTTCATATATTGCAGACTGCTGCTCTAAAGAAAAATCTATATAATCAGCTTTAGTATTAGTTCTATCTGATTTCATTTCTATCAATCCTGCTTGCAATCTTTTATACTCAGGTATAATATAGTTCATTATATCATATGCTTTAACTTTAGTTGTTGCACCAAAATCATCAATATATACAGTTTCTCCAGCAAATGCTTCAAATAACATCCTCAAGTTGCTTTGTTCTGGACCTGTTACTTGGAACCTTCTTCCGTTAACAACTATTTTATCCCAATCATTTATCTTTAATTCATTAGTCTTGCCCTTTAAAATAACTTCTTTTATATTCCCTTTTCTATCTAGTATAACTTCATTCTGTGAAGCTGTATATTCACCTTCTTTAGCGTATCTTCCTTTCTTAACAATAGGCTGTTCAATAAAGTTATCTCTAAACTTGTAAGATAATGCTTCTTCCATTTTAGCTTTAAGCTCTACTATTCTTTCTAACTGTGCTTTTTTACTTGAGATCTCCGTAGATTCACTAACATCCTTTGTTCTTGAGAATGACTCAAGCCTTTCAATTTCAATTCTAATAGACTTTTCTTTTGATGCAAGTTCAGTAAGAAATATAGCTCTAGATTCATCTTTAACATACTCCTTTAAGGCTATATTAAATAATTTATTATGATTTGCTGCAGTATCTTCTCCCACATTATTCTTAGTATATCCATTCTCAATCCAATCTTGTATCTTTTTATAGTCTGTACTTACCTTACTTACAAGCCCTATACTTTTAGCTTGTATCATTTCACTATGCCCTTTAGATAACTCTCTAACAGCTACATCGTAAGGATTTCTAGATGTTGATCCAAAGTATTGACTTGCCACTCTTAGACCTGGCTCAAAATTTATACGACTATCTATGCCTCTTGTATCATCCCATCTTAATTTATATGCTAAATCTTTGAATACGTTATGATAGTTTTCCACAGTGGCTTTATACTTCATTCCTGAAGGATCTTCTACAACACCTTTATTGTATTTTAAATAATTATTAATAGGATCAATCAGTCTATTCCTTATAGCATCTCTTACAAATTGATATTCTCCCATATTTATATTTTTATCTTGGTGGACTGTAGTTGTTTTACCTTTTAAATCAACAGCAACTATTTCAAAAATACCTTGTACATCTTTAGTTCCAAATAAAATTTGATTTTGTATATCAGTTATATTGTTTTTTGTTTCCATTGAAGGTAAGTTTTTATATACATCAATAAACTCTTTTGCCATCTGAGATATACCATTAACAGTATTAGTTAATCCTGCCTTTCTGTTTATTCTAAGCTGTAATGTTTTTCTTTGACCTGTAACATCAGAAGTTTCAAAGCTTAGTAGATTTGTATCATGCCTGTATATATTAGATAGGTAGGTAACAAGTTGGTGCATTTTAATAAATCTTCCTCTTGCTTTGTTAACTTCGGTCAAGGTTCTTTCATAATCAAAATCAATACCTTCCCCTCCAGCTAAAAATGGCAGTTTATTCGCAAGCCTTCCTTTTTGTATATCTGGACTAAATAATCCATCAGAACTTAAAATTGCATCCATATCTACAGGTGTTACAAATCCTGCTGCCTTACCTGCTTCTCTCCAGAACTTGCCAGGAGCAGCGTAAAAGCTAAAACTTTTATCAAAGTCAAAGTCAGCATCTTGAGGTCTAATAGCATCTACATAATTTATTCTACTTACATTTCCTTCTTCCATCTTAGCACTAGTAGTATAAGTACCATCAGCATTTTGCTTGGCATACATTTTATTTATAACAATATCACCTACCATATTTCTAGGTTGTCTGCTATTTAAAATACCTACACTTAAATCAACAGCATCTAGTTTTATAGCTGCTTGAGAAAGATTGTCTCCAAAGTCTATAAGGTCCATTCCTTTTTTATCTACTTCAATAGCATCATTGTAAGCCCTAACATTTCTTTTTACATTATATTGATCACCAAATTGAAGCTCCATAGTATCTATATCTAATAATTTACCATCACTATTTAATAGCATACCCTCAACAAGAACATATTTTTTACCACCTATATCGTAAACAAAAGCATCTGCTGTTCTATCTACCCCTGTTTGATCTACAGAATATTTTATTCTTTGAATAATAGCGTTGCTTTCAGTCATTCCGTCAGGTTTAATAAAATCTTTTTGAGCCATATAATGTGAGGGTAAATACTCTCCGTAAAACTGAACAGTAGGTCTGCCTCCCACTTCACTTCTTATAGTTATATCTAAATTACCAGGATCTGCTGACATAACATCTAAAGAGCCTTGAGGTACAACTCCCCCAGCAACCCCTCCATTATTTATAAAGTAGTTTATCATTCCATTTTCTAACTCTCTAACAGCCCAAGGCTCAAGTATAATGCCATTCCTATCAAGCATAGCTGCTATACCGCTATTAATTAATGCAGGGTCTCCTACTTTAGCTTGATGCCCAAATACTTTTTGAGCTAAAGAAGTTCTATATAAAATATCGCTATACATTCTGCCAAAGTTTCCAAATAAATTCTCTACTTTTTTAGAAACTCCTATCCATTCAGCTATGCCATTATCGTGTGAAAAATGTACACCAGTATTTGCACCAACTAATGGATCATGTTCTTTAGATATAGTTCTTAAACTCATAGCCTCCCAAGGAAGCTCAGTTATATAATTACTATAATCGGCATCTATATTTTTAAAGTTGCCAGTAGCATCTTTCTCTACAATAAAATCAGTCCATAGACCAGTCATATTTTTATTATCTGCTTCTATGCCTTTTATATTAGCATAGTTTTCTCTTGTTTGAGAGTTTTTATCTGACTTTAATAAGTTTATTTTATTAGCTGATTTAAAAGTTAGAATATCAACTCCCAACTCTTTCATAACCATTTCAACAGCAGGATTATATTTAAATGCTGTTTTTCCAAACCACTCTTCCCCTCTTCCATAAGTAGGGCTATTTACATTATAGTCTATTTCAGCATGAGTAATCGTTGGCTTTATAGCTCCAGATTTAAACCCTATAATCTTACCATTAGTATCCATATGGACCATATCTGGTGTAATCCCTATCAAAGACATGGCTGTCATATAAGCTTCCTTGGTTAGGAACATTTCTCCATCAACAATTGATTTACCAACAGCCTCTAAATCTGCCTCCATAGCAGCTCTAGTATCGTCATCTATAAGTTTATTTTGTTTTAGCTTAAGCTTAGCTCTATTTATAGCACTAAATACATTATGAAGAGTTTGTTGTGTTAAACTATTTACACCTAAATCAGAATCTTTAATCTCGTCATCTATAGATAATGTTTTTAATTTCCTGTACTCTCCAGATGCATCAGGTTCTATAAAAGTTTTTATATTATCATAAACCTGCTTCATAAAATCAGACTCAGCATTTCTATATATAGCAGCACTCCTAAGCATATTCTCTTTAGTAGCTATATAGCCATTCTTAGGTTCAGTTAATTTTAATCTCTTAAATCTATCCAAAACAACAGCATGCTTTAAATCTATTTCACCAGAAGCAACAACATCAGGTAAAGACAAAGGCATATCTATTATCATTCTTGTCAATTTTATAGCATTGACAATATCATCAGGAGTGTCTGCATTTTGAACCTTTTTTAGCATAGCTCTAATTGCTCTATGTTGAGGAGAATTTATACTTAAGTCACCATCATATATAGCTTTTAACCTTTGATATAATTCTCCACCTTGAAACCCTGTAGATTCAGATGCATATTGTAATCTAACATGCTCATGAATAGATCCAGCACCTTTATCTGTTCTAATTATAATAGCAGTTGACTCGTCTATTGGAATAGCTTTGTATGTTTTGCCAAATTTACTTCCCCTGCTATCTTCATCCTGTATTTTACGATGATCTCCACTTGGACCTTCTTTATATATTTCTGCTTTACCAGGCATATTTCCTATTTCTAATTGACCGCTAGCTAAAGCACCATTAATTCTAGTTAAATGTTCTCCTACTATATCTATCTCTCTGCCATTTATATCTATAACAGATTTATCTGCTAAGTATATATTACCCTGCCCAGATGTATCAAGGTACTGTATAAGGGCCATAATACCCCTATTTTGGGCATTTCCCATTATTTTCTGATCCAACATCAGTCTACCATTTTGAAGGTCTAATTTTAGCGTTTTTACAGGAACCTTAGAAAAGTATCCAGATACTAAAGAATAAACATCTGCATCAACTTGACCAGGTGTTGGCCTTTCAAACTCAGGCATATTCATTAATTTGCTTTCTATTGCTAATTTGATTGGTTGAACTATAAAAGATTGAAAGTTATCTGGATCAAGCTTAACATCTCCTGCTAATTTATTTAAAGAATCAACAACTTTTTGGACAGATGCTCTCATTTTAGGATCAACAGACTGAGGATCTGTATATAAATTACCTAATAATGTTTCGGCAAATCCGACAATTTCTTTTGAAGTTCTAACTATAGACCTATCAATTCCTAGAATTTTGTCTATATAAGGTAAAGGCATATCATACTTAACTGAAAACTGAGAAGCAGTTATTCTTAAAGCTACATCTTGTAAATCTTTTTCAGGTATTTCATTACCTCTATCTTTTAATATGTCTGCTACAGTATCTTTTAATGCACCTTGATTTCTTATTTCAGTGTGAACATCTTCTTCAATCTTTCTTTTAATTTGATCTAGTTTATATATATACTCTTGTTTTGCTGTAGGGCTATTTTCCCTTGAATACATTTCTTCAATAAGAGCACTAACTTCTCCCTCTCTTTTAGCCAAAGCATCTAAATAAAGATAATTCCTGTCTGTTAGATTCTTTTTAATATCATCTATAATAGTATCAATTTCAGCTTTAGTATCTTTCCATGCCTCAAATTGTCTTTTCCAGTTAGCTCTAACATCAGCTTCTATTTCACCCCCAGATGCTTCTATATATTTTGCAAGGCTTTCTATAATACTTCCTTGTCTATCAGATTGAGATTCAAGCACAGTTCTTATAGCTTCAGCTCTACTAGTTGACATACCTCTCATGGAATTTTGAGAAATGTTCCTAGCTTTATTTAATGCATTAAACCAATCTCCTTCTTGTCCTTGAGCAAGATCATTCCTAAAATCAACTCTAAATCTAGATCTAGTTACATCATCTACAATCTTATCATAAAATTCCCACAATTGATCTTTAGTTGTTTCACTAATCTTGTTATTTCTGTGATCAGCTTCAAGTCTTTGCTTCACTATAGTTCTGTCAGGGAGTACAACTGATCCTGTACCTTGCTGATAATTCATTCTAGTGTCTTGAATTAAACTAAATAAAGCCGCTTTGCCATCAATGCCCGTGTAAACATCATTCAATCCTATCTGATCAAATGCTTTATCTATATAGAACTCTTGAAACTTTTTAAACAACTGAGGCTCAATAAATATATTACCAACTCCCTTGTTTACAGCTTCAAATAACTGAACAGCTTCATTACCTGTTATAGCTTTTACCTCTCTATTGGTAATTGTAGGATCTAAATCTATTGTAGACTTATGAAAGTTTTCAACAAAGTTTAATAGGGTTGCTTCATCTATACCTAATGTTTCCAATTTTTTACTTACAGCTGCTAAATCTGTAACTTTAGGTGCTAACATACTATTGAAATATTGTCTTTTAAAAGCACCTATATTGTTTTGTTCTATTGAAGTTAACCCTGAACCATTCCCATCAGTTAGCATATCAAATGTTCTTATTTGTTGATCTTTAACTAACAACCTATCAAACATAATATGCCATGAGTTATTAATAGAAATATGAGGATCCATTTCAATCCCATGAGCTTTCCATGCATCTCCATATACAAGAGACATAAGATTTTCATTCATAGATACAAATGCATTTGCTGCCTCACGTTGTTTTTCTTTTGTAATCTCTACATCTTCTTTTCTAACTCTAGTACCAGGTTTAATCCAATTATTTTTTACACCTATATTCCATAAAGCTGAGAAAGTATCCAATGGAACAGATCCACCAAAATCTATACCTCCCTCACCTTGCATTCTAATATCAGCTGCAGTAATACTTCTACCATCTTCATTTTCTTTTATTAATCTTTCAAGTCCTAATGCTCTATATGTTTCTATAAAGTATTGTTTCATTAAAACTTGAGGTGCCTCTATAACATTAGCTAAAGATCTTTCTCTCCATGTCTTTAATTCAAAATCCCAGTTATGCTTTGTAAGAGTATTGCCATTAAATTGAAGGTTAGATAGTTTATTTGCTATATCAAAAGCTTCATCTGGAGTAACTTTTTCAAGATGAGATTTATCAACAGCGTTTGTATGAAACTCATTTAATATTTTTTCAGCTACAAACAATTTATCGTATGATGCAAAGGCTTCTTCAATGCTAATTTCTTTATTTAAAAGCTTATCTCCTATATACTTATTAAAGGCAGTTTTGAAATCAGCAAATCCTGGACCAACTCTATTTTGATTTCCTTCTATAGTTTTTAGTATCATTCTAATATTGCTAAGTTCAGGAGATTTATTTAATACTAATTTTGTTATTGCTGTAGTTACAGGCTCTATACCGCCTTCAGGTTGATAAGCAAAGTTGCCCATTACTTTATAGAGTTTATCATTTTCTACTCCATAAGTTTCAAGCGATCCAAGAGTTCTTCTTAATTTATTTTGTTTTGCATTGTAATAATCCTGAACTTTGCCAGTCTCAAAGATTCTATTAAATAATTTACCATCAGCTTCCAAATGAAAACTATGAGGTCTTTTTGAAAAGTAAGCCGCTGTCATAATATTAGATGCTATTTCAGGCCATGAGTTTCCAAAGGCAGCTTTCATAGATTCTGCACTCCATCCATTATGGTATCCAGACCTTATAACACCAGGGGCATTCATCGCTACTATACCAGCAAACATCCTAGGTAAAGAACCAAAGAAATCTTTTCCAAACTCACTAAGCCAAGCACCTGGAGCTTCTTTCATAAACTTAACTCTAGCTTCCATTAAAAAATCTTTCATTAATTTTGTACCTTCATCATCAGATTTTCCAATCCACCATTTAGATCCTAAGCTAGCCCACTTATTACCCATACCTGAGTTTAAATAACCACCAGCTATTTCATCCATAGCAGTTAATTGAATTTGTAATTCTTTATTTGAAAGCTTATTGATATTTGTAGTCCTAGCATTAAACATGGATTTTACTGTCTTCCCAAATTGCCTCATATGGCTTTTTGATGTACCCCCTTTAATCATATGAGTTGGGCCTAATATACTCATCCATGCACTTTCAAATACAGCAGTTGAACCCCATGCCCCTAAAGATGACATAATATTAAAGCTATAATCTTTTAATTTTGTAGCTTTGCCATACATACCTGCTTCATATCCATATATATTCCTTTGCATTTCATGTACAGCATGCCTTATAGTGCCCATAGTAAATCCTATAGCAGCATCGTAAGCCATAGCCCCAGCAACAGCATGAGTTTTAGGCCCACCAATAGGCAACCATCTTTGAGCTGCTAAGTTTAAAATAGTTTGTGCTTCTCTTGGATTATTCTTTGAAATAATATCAAAAGTAGTATTGGCTATATCATCTACAATAGCATCATCTACAATGCCTAAAGTTTTTTGTATATTGCTTTTAATACCAGTTTTAACTGCACCTTCATATAAGACTCCTAATGCTTCATTACCACCTTGAATTAGATCTTGAGTGTCAGATGCAACTTTAAATGCATCATCCATTATAGTTTTAGCTACATCATCAGTTAAGCTTGTACCTATATCTATTCCTTTCTTTACAGCTATTTTAGATCCTTCTTCAACTAACTCTGTTGCAGCTTTTTTAGATGCATATTTAGTAGCAGCTTTAGTTCCTATTGCAGTTATTCCTGCCTTTGTTAAAGCTCCTCCTGCAAAGAATGTAGGTATTTGACCAAGAGCAGTACCTAAAGAATAACCCCATCTACCAGCAGTCCCTAAATCTTCCCAATCACCAGCTACATTATCACCAAAAGTTCCAGCAATCTTATCTTGAAAATCTTCAGCAGGAACTAATTGATCAGATTCTAGTTCATTCCATGTATCATGAACGCCTAATGTCCCCATAGAAACTTGGTCAGAAACTGCCCATGCTGCTTGTCCTAAAAATTCCCATATAGTATTTCTATTTCTACGAAGGTCATCTACAGTTTGTTGATGGGTTTCTTCTTCTATTATAGCCGCTATTCTATCGAGTTCTTGTTGATTCATTTATTCTTCCCAGGATATAGTTTTATTTTTTACATATTCATTTAATTGTTCTAGATCTATATGCCTTAAAGCATCGTCTAATTTACTATGTTTTACTAATTTTACAGAATCTTTTTGCTCTTCAATTGCTTTATTGTAATCAGCAATCGCATCGGATGCTTCATGGTATTTTGGATCTTTATCAATTTTATTCATATCTTTATATGTTTGATCTATTTTAGTTTCTATATCTTTAATAAAGTCAGGATATCCAATGCCTGGATAATTTGGATTTGTTGATGCTAACCCCCATGTTTCTATTTTATCTGTACCTTCTTCTCTAAACCAGTCAACCCATCCAGCCCCTATTTGTGTGCTAAGGGCAATAAAGGCTGTAACAGGATTTTCCCAAGGGCTTCTAGTTTCAGGATTTTCTACATAAGACTTTACAGCTGTTCTGTGTTGATCTATAAGATTTCTTCTCCGATCCTTAATGCTTTTAACTTTTTCATTTCTTTCTTCTATTAAGGCTATATCTTCCTCGCTAAAAGAAGAATCTATTTTGTCTTGCAAGTCATCTATTTCACTAAAGCGTTTTAAAAGGATTGCATTAGAAACTTGAGGATGAAATTCATAACCAGTTACTGAAGGAGTATCCATTAAATCCTCAAACATAACTTTATTAAAATGAGATCTTACGCTTGGATCATCTAAGACTTTCTTAAAATTATAATTACTGTTATACATTTTTTGATACCATTCCCATTTTTCATCATAAGTATCAAATTTAGATAGATTTTTATCTAGAAGTTTTATAGCTTTTTCTTTATTTAAATTACTCATTAATTTTGCAACCAAGCTTTATCATCATTCAGCCATTCTAATTTACTTTCATACCCCTTTGCTTTTAACTCACTTTCAAGAGTTCCTTCAGATTCTTTATAAGCAAGCATATCTTCTCTTTCCTCCATACTCATTAATTCAAACTCTCCTGGCTCCATATTTAGGTTTTCAGCTATTTCAATCCACCAATCAGGATAAGCTTCAGCTCCAAATAAATTCTTCCATTCATCTGGATTTTCATTATTTCCTGAATTATCTTCAGGGCTTATAAGGGGAGCTAAGTCAGCTTCTATAATATGCTTACTCATACCTTCCATATTCTTATAAAATTCTTGAATATCTAAATTAGTCCCATTGTATTTTTTATGCAGTTCATTTATTTTATCAGCTTTATTTTGATCTCCTGCTTGTATCGCTGTATTCCAAGCTTTGTATGATTGTTCTACTTGTTCAAAATAATCTCCAAAGTCACCTGTTGTTGCAGCTGTTTTTCCTTGGGCTGTAAATACACCGATCTTATAAGTCTCATAAAATTTCATTAAAGCTTGTTTAGCTTTAGGGCTCATTCCACTTAAATCCCCATATTGTATACCATATCTCATAAGTGCATACTCAGATGCAATGGCTAATTTTTTATTATCAATTATGGTTGAGATTTCTTGAACATCTTGATTGTTGGTTATCATTGTATTTTTCAGATCTTCATCTTTAAATATTTGACCTATTCCAGTATTTGCCATAGAAACATTTACTTTGTTACCAAGGAAATTTTTAGTCTGCCTTACTGCATTGTTTAAAGATTTATCTCCACCACCTTTCATATAGTTTATTCTTGCTTCTTTGTACTCCTTATCAAGAACAGTAGTTTGCAATTCTTCTAATTGTTTATTTATAGCTCCACTCGCTCTATCAAAATAACTTTCAACCCAAGGCTTAGCATCACCATGTATTTCTTCAAATGCTTCTAACCCTAAGTCTGCAGCATCCCATGCTTCAGGATCTGTACCACCTGCCATTCCTGCACCACCTTGCATTATTGCAGTTGCTTTGGCTATATCTTCATATAAAGCCCCTTCAAGTAAATCTATTTTATTTTTTATAGCCCTAGTTTTATCATTATTAAATTGTATTCGATCTTCAATGTCACTCATATCCCCTTCATAACTAGTATCTAATATTTCAAGAGAATTATTACTGGTTTTATATAAATCTTGCAATCCTCCAAGGCCACCTGTAGTTTTATGAAATTCAGTTTCTAATCTATCTAATGATGCTTGAGCCTCATCCTGATCGTCTTCACTTTCTTTTAACAGATCGTACCCAAGCTGAATCTTTAACTTACGCTCCATAATATCCTGATCGTATTGCTGCTTTTCTTTTAGAAGCCTTTCTTCTCTTGCCCATGTTTCTTTTCTTATTCTATCTTCCCTTCCTGTACGAGCTCCTAATTCTGCATACCTTAAAAGAAGATCAGGAAGTTCATCCCAAAATTCTGACATTGCTGATTTTTCTATTGTCCAATTTACTTTAGCCATATAATCTCCTAGGTGTAGCTAGATCCACTATCTTTTATTTTCATTGGCTTTCCTCCATACAATAAAGAAAAAGCCCCCATATCTCTTGCATTAAGCATTTTTTGTGTGGGTAATGCTCCACCCATTTTAAATACATTATTACCTAAATCAGTAACATATCCTTTAGTACCATCATCATCTAAAAGCATTCCAGTTGTTCGGTCTTTAAAAGGTTTATCATCTACATACATTATATCTCCATAAACATATGCATTACTTGGTATTCTTTCTTTTGTTTTAATGTAAGCATTCATAACTCTTTTATAGTCAAGTGGGTCTGTATTAGACATTGTTAAATCTACCAAGACATTATTCTTTACCAAGGATTCATTTAGATTCGCTAAAAATATTTCTTCCATTCTTTCAGATGCTTGGTCATCAATGTTTGGATTTACTAATAATATATCTATATCATTAGTTGCTCTTTCAGGGAAAGATCCCCATAGATATGCATCATAATCTTTAACAAGGTCTGAGTTTAAAAAGCTTCTAGCCCATCCTTTGTAATAATCTACATTAGGATATCTTCTATTTACACTTTCATTGAAATTTCCTAACCTTACATTGTTAAACTTTCTAGCTTTTTCTATAGCCATAACTATTTAAATCCTTTTGTATTTTAAATTGACGGACCATCTGCGTGTTGATCTTGATAATCATAATCATCTTGCTCATAAAAATCATCTTGACCAGTATCATATACGTCATGAATTTCTTCTTCTTGAGTAAAATCATCAGTATCTCCTGGGGTAGGTTGATATGCTATTGAGGCAGAACCTCCACCATCACCATCACCCCCATCTAATACTGTTCCTTGACCAAAACCTTCAAAATCAAGTGCTTCCATTGCAGATAAACTTTTATATAATTCAGAAACATAATCTTCTCTAACGCCAGCAATATCAGTTTCAAGTTTATCAGCTCTAGATATAATTGAACGATCTAATTGCGATTGCACTCTTCTTCTTGCCTTTGCTTTTGAGTAGGTGGTATCTCCAACTAATCCTGAAGTTATATTCTGCTTATAGGCATCTGTAGAAAAACTCATCCATGCATCTGATGCTTGTCCAGATAAAGAAGCTATTCCACCTTGATATGCTTTGCCTAATCCAATTTCGTCAGAAGGATCATATGGCCTTAAATATCCAGCAGCTTGACTTAAATCATCTTGTGTTCCTGAAAATCCTAGCCAATTAATCATTTCTGAACCAGTTCCTTCATAACTTATAACATCCCATGCAGATGGACCTTGGTCTGTACCTTGCCACCACTCTTGCCCACCATAAGGATCTGTAGGATCAGGTGGTGCATATCCACCTCCACCGCCTGGTTGATCTCCATTCATTATTAACCTCCTTCTACTATTTCAGTTGGAACTTTAAAATCAGGAACAAAGCCATGACTCCATGTATATGCTCCTTCACCTATAGCATCATATAAAACTGGAGAATCTGCTACTGTTGTAAATTCAGGATAAGCTAAATTTGGGTCATAAGAAACAGAAGCTCCAGCTTCACCTACAATAGATGCAGGGGTATCTCCTCCAAACCATTTGTTATAAGGGTTTCCACCAAAAGCAAACGTAGACAAACCTCCTTTAAATCCACTCATAAGGGCTTGATTTGCATACATTTTTTCAATATCCAATTCAGCTTGGTCGCCTGCCTCTTCTATGTCTTCAATAGATTCTATAAGTTCTTTTGAGCCTTCTCTAGCCCAAAAGTAATCACTTTTATCTACTTTGTCTTCCCAGCCTTCCAAGCCTTCAACATCGCCATAGAAATAATCAGCGGCACCTGCTCCAGCATAATACCCTAATCCTGCTCCAGCAAAAGATGCTGCACTTTGAACTAAAAGGCTTGAACCTGCAGTAAAATAAGCTGCAGCAAGAGTTCCTATTATACTTCCTATAGATCCCCACATGCTAGTTGATTCTTGCTTTTCACTGTATTCCCGCTGCATTCTTTCAGCTTCATCTTTTACATATTGAGTATCTTCTTTAAGATCTAAATATTCCTGCTCTGCATCTTCTTTCATCATTAAGGAATAATAATCAAATCCATTTGCCATAATCTACCTCTTTGTTATTTTATCCCATTCTGGGCTAACTTTTCTATAATATCTGATATTATATTTTTTAATTCATTTGATAAGGTTATATTGCTAGCATCATCACTAGCATCTGCACTTACAGGCTTAGTTAAAGTTCTGTATCCAGCACCCCCAACACTACTTCTAGGTGTACCTTTTTTAGCCTTAGAAAGCTTTGTTTTGTACAAATCTTGCCCTAATCTAGTATATAAATATACGGAACCTCCTTCAGAAGTCAAAACTAAATCTCCTTCCAATACTTCAGTTATTGCTGGAAATTGATATTTTAATGCCATTTTATTTTGCTTTCTATTTAAAAGCCTTCTTACTTCAGGATCCATTATATAACTCCTTTTTCTCTAAAGATAATTGAAATATCATTTAAAGCCCAATTATCATCTACTGCTCTAGTAAAACTTGTAGCTGTTGATGATATATAAGATTTAATAAAAAGTTGTATTGTATATACATTATTAAAATTAATAGTTTGATTTTCAACATCTGTAGATGGAACTTCAAATTCCTTGGTAACAAAATCATGAGTACCTGCTGTGTTGCCTTCTCCATTTAAATCACCTAAATAGCAATAATTACTTAACTCACCTTCTCCCCCTCCACCATAAGCATTCTTTTGTGTTATCTTGCAAAACAATCCTGGAGCAGCAGATGTTGTTTCACTTCCAAATACAGATGCAACCACTTTATAAATCTTTTTTCTTCTTGCTGCTTGACCTAAATCTGTTTCTTTTAGAGCTACATTAAATGTCCCAGCAGTGCAAGTAGCACTATTGTGATTATTGTAAGTATGAAATTCAACTCCAGATCCATCAGCCTGTCCTTGCTTTAGGAGTAAATCGCTTGCACCTGTAACGCAAAAATGAGATATAGCCTTAGATGCATTTAAATAATGATCTGCATATTCTACCACTATATCGCTTCCAGATGTCCAAGCTCCTATACTAAAATCAAATACCATATATCTTTGCTGATTTCTAGTGCCAGATCCTGTAACAGCAGATCCATCATTAACTACAACAGCATGTCTATTGTCTTGAGAGTATCCAATAAATGGATAGGATTTAGTAGACCCATGTCTTAGTCCCATCCATCCATTAAACCAGCTTCTACTTATTACTCTTTTGCCCTGCTTAGTAAACATGTCAATTACATTCTTACCATCATAAAAATAAATTCCAGTATAATTTATCCACATTATACCACCATCTACATTTGCTACTGAATGTTTCCATGGGACACCCCTAGATAAATGTTTTGATTCTAATATATCTTGGTTAGGATCAGCGATGTTAATTATATGCAATGTATGTTCTTTAAAGATTAAAAGCCTATCAGCATATTCAGCTAAAGCAGTTATAGTTTCACCATCATTTATTGCAGATCTTAATCTTCTATGTTCTGTAAAAGTATCATATCTACCAGGAAAAGATTTATAGACAGAATCTCTTTCAACTATATAACCTCCATGTGATCTTAGTATTCTACAATTGCCAACAAAAGCCATATTATTAGCAACAACACTACATCCCCATTGAACAGTAAGGCTTCCAAAATCTTGCCCCGTAGAAGGATTCACCCCTAAATGCAATGCTTCTGATTCATAAGTAGATACAAGATTTGGGAATAATTTATACCCTGTCATGCATACCATAGTATCTCCTGCGGCAACAGAACCTCCTGTACCTTCATGATCCCATTTTGTTATTGTTCCAGCTGTATCTTCAAGAACACCATCAGCTAAACTTATTATTGATTGTAAATACCAAGCATCCATACCAGGTTCATCTGTAACTGTAGCAGTAGAACCTCCATCTTTCTTCATGTATACTTTAATTCCAGTTATCCTTCCATCTAGCTTATCGGCACTATTAGCATTTATTCTAGTTTCAATTCTTATTTTTTCATCAGCAGGTATAGTAAGATAGTCAACATCTCCTGAATCTTTTAAATAATGCAATAAGGATTCTTGAGACTCATCATAAACAAAACTTACTGCAATTCTCCAATTCCCAGTCCATAGGTTTGCAGCTCCTGTCTCAGCCCCACTGCTATGTCTTCCTAAAGTAACAGCTATATCTCCTGTAGTCCTTGAAGGGGATCCAGCTCCATCATTTATAGCATTTATAAAACTTGATGTAGCACTAGCTTGAACGTCTATTATATCCATTCTATTGTGTCCAACTGGATCACTAGATTGCTTAGCATGATAAGAAGCAGGACTTTTTATTTCAGCATCTTTAATAGCCCACTCATAATTATTGTAAGATGAATTTAACCCTGACCCATTCCAATAAAAATGAGAATTTCTATGGTAACCTATCCACTTAGGCAATGCTTGGCTTACTCTTCCAACAGCAGTTTTATTTTCTAGATTTCCATCGTGAACCCTAACAGTACCATTTGCAATATAAAAATCATGAAAAGCATTTCCATTTAATGTTTCGCCACTATCCGTAGTAGTGGTCAAATCTTCCCATGCAGATCCAGATTGACCATCATCTTGTAAGATTTTTATAGTGCCATCAGAAGGATTGGATGATAATAAATAATCAGTAGCACTTTCTGTTGTAGAAGCATCTCCATCAGCTCCTTGATAGTCATGCCTGAAAGAAAATAATTGAGTACCCCAATCTGTTGCTACGAAATTTGTAGTATCATCTGGATAGTCATTATTGCCTTGATACCTTCTTAAAGAACTATTAGAATAGATAGTCTTTCCTACCTTTAATTGACCTATGGTTCCCACATCAGTATTTTGTGCTGCAGCTAGTTCATTATTTTCAATATCTCTAGGATCAGAGTTATTATTTAATCCACCTTCGAATCTATTTATTTGATGTATTTTCTTCATTTATCCTTTTTATTGGGAGAATAGTATACCACGAAGGAGTTTCCGTAGGTCGACTGAGCGAAGCGAGGAGCGTATGTAGAACTACTCTCCCAATATTTATTTTTATCCATTAAAGTTTTTCTAATATAGTTTCTTTTACAACATCCTCAACAGAGCTATATAATGCATCAATTATCTTTGCTTCTGTTGACTCTCCTATGAATGGGACATCTACGTTGTCGTTGATAGCTTTGCAAACTTTCGCTTTTAATTCTTGATCGAATATTGCATCGACAATTATTTGTTTGTTTTCTTTCAATATATTCTGAATAAGATTCATTCTTTTTCTCCTTGTGTTTGTGGTCTACTTTACAATAGTTCGGACAAGAGTATTCGTTCATATTCGGACCACCTCTTTCCAGATACCCAAATATGAAGACGATTATTACTCCACAGATTCCTCCCCACATTCTTCAACCTTACATTTACAGTTATTACACACCACAAAGTCCCTCTTTGGATGTGCCATTTTTTCTATTAAATTCAATCTTTTCTCCATTGATTCAACTTTATAGTCCAATTCATTGTCATTTTCTACATATGATAGCACCTTGTCTAGCTTAAATTGCTTAGCTACCATGCTGATTACTTTATTTATTAATATACCTTGTAACATTAGTATTTCTTTTTAGGTGCCTTTTTGATTGCTTTCTTTTTCATTGGTTTTTTGGCTACTCTCTTTTTTGCTGGTCTTCCAACTTTACTTCCATATGTTCCTTTTCCTTTTGGCATAACTTCTCCTTTTATTTATCTTTATATTCCCTTTTAAAGAGCTTTTTTAATATATGCTCTATACCCTCAACATAACCCTTAAGTGCTTGAAAATCTAGCTGTGTGGCCTTTATTTGATCAATTAGCTTTATAACTATACCCTCAAGTCGTTTAAATCTCTCATCTAACTCTTCCATTAGTTCGTCTTGTATAAACTGATTTTGCTTCCAGATAAAATATCCGAAAGCCGCAGCAACTGTCAAAGGGATTCCAAATTGTTCTAAAAAAGCTATAGGTTCCATTATTTACTACCATTTATTAACTCACCCCAAAGAGATGTCTTGCCCTTTATTATTTGTATTATATGCACAGTAAACATACCCCCTTTATAAAAATCCACTATTGCAAATGCATGTGCCCAATTTATATTCCTATTATGCAACCATTCATTAGAGTTTGGTCCCATATCTTTTAAGCATCCAATACTCCATGCTGCTTTAGGTCCATCTACATGAGTAGCTGTTATATGCTGCAAGTCATGCCAGTGCCCATACATTACATTGCATCCCATCTTTCTTATGTGGTTTGCAGCATGATATTGTCCTCCATATTGATGCCCATGGTAAAAATAAAGTTTCCCCATTTTAAGGTGTTTCCCAAAGGGATAATAATTATAACCTCTACCATCAAGATCAACTGCTTTGGCAAATTTGTACTGAGGAATATAAGGATATTTTTGAACTGCATAATTTAACCAATTGTCATGATTCCCTTCTGTTATATATTTCTCTTTACAATTTACTTTATCTAAAGCTTCATCTACTTGATCCATTCCTTTATTTACATCCCTAACATCTTTATTAAAGTCATCAATCAAATACTCAAGTGGTGGTGCTTTCTTTCTTTTAAATCTCCATGCTGAAAACGCATGCCATTCTCCAACGTCCCCTAAATCTACATAAGCATCTGGCTTTACTATTGCTATTGTTTTCTTTAAGCAGTTTATAGCTTTTTGATCATGCAAAGGGAAGTGCTTATCAGGTGTTACTATTACTCGCTTTACAACTCCTTTATCCTGTTTAGGCATATAACCTCTTTTTTATTATAATTCTTTGTATATTTTTATTAACATATATACTAATGTAGCTAGTGCACCCAATGCACTTAACATAGGAGGCAATATTTCCATCCAACTAGCCATCGAACCTCCAATACCAACTGTTACTGTTTTTAAAGTATCTTCCATTTTTCTCCTAAAAATTAGCTCCAAGTCCTATAGTTGGAGGGTTTTCATATTCTATTACTAATTTTGGATCCCTACTAGTACCTGTATAAGCATCTGTATATATATCACTATCAAAAGATGTTGTATTACTAGGAGCTCCGTCATCATAATCTTTTTTTGTTATTAATGCTATGCAAAACATTCCGCTATTATCTCCATCAGTTCCAGCTACATCGTTTGCTAGATCTATTGCTGTTGAATTTAAAGTAACTACATGGTAATCTGCAGGGACTGGTACAGAACCGCTAAATTCATCAGCTAATGCTATCATATCTCCATTACTATTTGTACCTCCAGAAGCATAGATACATTTACCATATGTATTTGATGAAACAAGAGATGTAGGTCTGCTATGTTTTACAAAATACATTTCTCCATCAGTGTTATTAAACCATATATACATTTTTAAACTCATAATTGCAGCCCCATAAGGAAGTGCAGATTTTAAATCAAAGTTTGCAAAATATCTATAGTTAGTATAACTTATTCCTCCTCTGCCAGAAGTCCTCCAGGATGCAACAGGCCTTAAAGATGAAGTGCTAAGAAGTGTACTAGTGCTAGTATCTCTAGCATTCTCCCATGAAGTTTGAACAGTTCTAGCTGAAGCTAAATCTACATCTGGATATACGGTTGCTGTTTGATAAGCCATTATATAGACACCTTTGGCATATAGTAATTTGAAACTATATTTGTATATGTATTAGAGTCAGGGCTTACTGATACTTGCTCAAATGCTATATCAATAAATCCATGCTCATTAAATTCTTTTTCAAAGTTATTCCAATATGACACATTTGCTCCTGACTTAGCTTTGGCTTCTATAAATGCTTTAAAATTAAGCCAACTATCATCATTGAAGGTATCTAAGAATATTCCATCATATGTGCTTAAACTATCCTTCACAGCCCACCAGTCACCTTCTATAACAGTAACATTAGACTTATCTGCAGCCCATGTATTTAATTTCTCAATAATCTGAGGATGTATTTCTACTATAGTGTGGCTATTAACACCTTGTGCCTGTATATAATCAGAACACATTCCCATACCAAACCCTATTTCTAGTATATCACCCTTACCTTGACATATATATTCAGCTGTTTTTTCCATTATAGGACCTTCCCAGCTCATCATAACTTCCATGTTATCATAGTCTGTATCTACAATTTTTGTATCGCTAAATGTTAATGTATGATCTTTAAATCCCATTAACTAAAATCCAACGCTGCACTACCAAAGTAGTTTGTTCCATCAAAATAAAAAGTTATAATATCTATATCTCCATTACCTGTTGACAATGTAGGGGCACTTCCACCTGGCCACTTTATATCACTATCCCATGTACCTATTTCATCATCACCATCTCCTTGTATAACTTTCAATAGCAAGTTACAAGGACCTCCAGGGTTGGTAAAATTACATGTTATACTAGTACCTGTAATAGTAACCTTTTGTTTTTGATTGCTATTCCAATCGATAACTCCAGTTGCTCCATTACCTATAGTATTAGCAGTTTCAGCACCAAAATATACAGTATCTGTTGCAAGTATATCTCCTGTTACAGTAAGAAGACTTCCATCAAAAGTTAGGTTTGCTTCTGCTGTAGCTTCATCTGAATTATTATATGTCGCTACACCATTAGCAGTAGACCCGTCCCATGAAATTCCACTACCACCACTACTACTAGTTGCTTTTATTAATTTTGTTCCCATTATTTAACTATGCTCACATTTACTTTTTGAGAAGCTGCACTTCCATCTATATATATATTTGCTATATTGGCTACTGGTAATATCAATGTATCACCTGCATTTAATCTTATGCCATTTGTATCAGCTGCAGCATTGCTTCCACCTACCATTATATAGCCACTATTATCATTGTCAGCTTGTATTATTACTTCTTTAGCTGCAGTTTCTGTAACGTTGATACCATTGCTAGCATGAGTTAATGCTGTAGGACTCTCAGCTGCATCAAATTGAGCGTAAGAAGTAAATGTTCCATGCCCTGCTGGATATACTGTAGTTAATACATCCACATCACCTATATTATTAGTTCCTGCTGCTAAAGATGTATATGTTAATAGTTTTCCATTTTGATCTACTTGGAGAGGCCCAACATCTCCATCAGTTATACTTTGTGGTGAAGATTGATATAAACCTCCTATTAATAAATGCTTGCTTGATCCATTGGTCCAATCAGCATCATCTGCATAAATAACAGAAGCTAAATGATCTTTTGTTTCTTCAGTATTACTAGCAATATTATCTATATTTGGATTGTCTATAGTTATGCTACCACTTGCATCTGCAATATTTACATCAAGCCTATTATTAGTTACTGTAACTACATCACCATCAGCATCAACTATAGTCCTGGCAATTCCTAACCCTACATTAGACATCAAATACCTCTTTTAATCCTGCTTTATCAATTAAGTCAATTTGGTTTTTCATTTTTAATCTTGCTATTTCAGATAGAAAATTAAGTTTAAAAGCCTCAGCATTCTTTTTCACTTTTAAGGAAGTTTCTTTTTCAGACTCTATAGAAGACTTTACATTTAAAAGTTTCTTTTCAGATTTCTCAATATAAGCTTCTAGTGACTTTATTTTTTTTTCTGTGGCTTTAAGTTCATCTTTAGCTTTAGATTCATTTAAAGATATCATCTCTTCTGATTCTTTTACTTTAGCATCCATATCTTTCATTATATCTTTAATGCTAAGTTCTAAAGATTCTTTTTCAACCTTTAATGCTCCTATAGAATCTTGAGCTTCATCTATTTCTTTGTCTAAATCTTCTAATTTAGAAACTCTAGTTTTTAAGTTTAAATCAAACTGAGATTCACTTTCTTCTATTGAACTTAAAAGGTCAGACTCAGTGCTTTCAAGCTCTTCAATACTAGATTCCAATTTAGCTATATTCCCAGACATCTTTTTACTATCTAAAGACAAAGATAACTTTTCAGACTTTAATAGAGAAATAGACTTTTCAAGTTTATCGAAAGATTTTTGTTTAGATATTATCTTTTTATCTGCATCTTCAATAGACTTTAAGCAATCTAATTCTGACTTTTTTAATTCCTTTACAGTAGAGGTTAACTTACTTTTTTCAGACTTTAGCTTTAAATTATCCTGCTTAACTTTCAAGGAACTATCTTTTATATTCTTTGTTTCTTTTTTAATGCTTTCAATCTCAAGATTAGAGCTTTTTATAGATTTACTTAATACATCACTTTCAGCTTTTAATGAATCTAATTTTGATTCCATAGTTTTATTTTGTGATGCTAGTTTTTTATTTGCAGCTAATTTAGCTTTATCTAAATCTTCAGGCTTTACTAACCGTTTATTTTTATTCCCAAACATAATATCTCCTTAATGAAATGAAAGCAATGACACAGTATCACCTGCAGTTCCATCACTAGTAGCAACTGATAATGAAGTCATTAAAACTCCAGTTAAAGTAAATGGAAGATCTCCAGCGTCAATATCTATAACACTTGAACCTCCCTTCCCATTTATAGTTAAGGAAAGAACATCAGCAGCTTCTAATGTTGTTGCTGCACCAGGCACAACATATAAAACTATTTTTTTTGCTGGGTTTGCTTCTGTTATATATGTAGCAGTATCAGTACCACTCATATCTAATACTTCGTAATTCCAATCAGTATAAGCATCAAAGTTATTTGCTTCTTGTACTGTAAACTCATGTAGTCCTTTATTATTTCTAGCCATTTTTATCTCCTTTGTTAGGTGTGCTTAAAGCTCCTGGCGGGAGCATGAATGCACTATAGTTTAGTACTCAAGTTCCATACACCTTGGGCAATACGTGGCCCTGAATGTTTAGAGCTAGAGTGTTTTTCCATTATTTTCTTAAATTCTCTCATAAAGTATTCTTTAGTTTTATAATCTTTAGAGTCTTCTGCTATCTTTGCTTTTAAAAAATATACTAACGCACCTTGCAAATATCTTGGTATATCTATCTCAAATGATTCATCCTCCATAGCATCTACATTATACGTTAAAGTAGATGTTTCAGTAACAGTACCACCATTATATAAAGTATTTAAAACTACTGTAGTACTATTTGATGTAGCTGCATTTACTTTATGGATGCCATTGAATCTATCTGATCCAGTTATTAATAAAGTATCATCAAGTGCAAAGCTTGCAGTTGCAGTCATAGTAACTTGCAACTTTCCTCCGCTTTCAGTATATCCGCTTATTGATCTTGTATCAGAAGCATCGGTTACTCTGTATTCAGGAATATAGGTATATTTTATTTCAAGACCATCTGCTACAGTGCTTATAGGGCTTTTATACTTTCCATATTCACTAGTAGATATATTAGCACTTGAATCATCTTTTTCTATTATAGCAAGTTTATTACCTTCTACATAATATGCATAACTTTTAATTGCCATCTTCGTCTACCACCTCTGGACGGTATATGGATCTAGGAATAGATCTATATTTATTATCCTCGTTATTATGATTTTTACATCTTATATCTATTAACTTTACAGCTTCATTAGGGATGTTATAAAATCTTTGATCAGACGTTATATCTATTCTTTCAGTTCTAACATGCGTTTCAGATTGAAGATTAATTTCTTCTAATGCATCTTTTATATATGCAATAGCTCTTCCTGTCTCCCTTATACCAGCTCTATCCATTATTTCTTTTATTTTCATTATTCCTCGCTATCATCTAGTTGTTCTAAAACCTCTATTGCCCCTGATGCTTTAAGTGCCATCTCTTTATGATATTGAGATTGACGCTCATGCTGAGCCATTTGAGATTTTAGATTTTCAATAACTTCTTTAATTTCTGGTTTTTCCATTTTCTTAGCTTGCTTTTTATATTCTTTTTTAACTTCACTCATTTTCACTCCTTTTTATCAACTTACAGTTGCACTCATCATTGTTGCAACATTTGAACCAGCAGCACATGTTAACATCCCGCTTACAGCCCATTGATGTTCAGCTATATCAATTAATTCTATATAATCTCCAATCGCCCCACCACCAGTGGTTGTACCATTTAATGTTATAGTATCTGTAGTTGCAGCTGTTACATAAGAAACTGGGGTAGTAGAATCTGCATCTGTAAGAATTATTTGACCATCAATAGTAGTATCGCCATCAAGTACTTTAAATACATAACTACTTGTATTAACAACACTAACTGTAAATCTGTATACATTTCCTGTTCCTGAAGCATCAGGTAATGTCAATGTTACTAATGCATTACCACCAACTTCACCTAATAGATTAGTTCTACCTGCATGCTCAGCTGCTGTTATAGCATCAGTAGCTGTTATAGTTACTAGTCCAGTAGTAAAAGAACCATTAACTTGTAATTTAGTTGTTGGACTTGAAGTTCCTATTCCAACCTTACCATCGGCCTCTATTCTCATCTTTTCAGTCACAAGCATATCATCGCTATCACCTCCAGTTCCAAAGGCTAAACCTTGATTCATAGTGCCTGAACCTGTCTCTCCGTTAAATCCTATCCAGGCCATATAAGTAGAATCAACCCTAGCTTGTATTCTATATTGAGCTGATTCCCAGCCTGACCCAGAAGAGGCAGTAGATATTCTTAATTTTCTAATAAATAATTCATCATCGTGAGATGTGTCAGCACCAAATCTCATAAGTTCAATAGAATCGCCCTCACTTGAGCCTAAATCAGTTTCCTCATTTACATCAAGAAGAGCTTCTGGAGCTGTAGTTCCTATTCCAACTTTACCGTCAGCTTTCATTCTCATAACCTCTTGAGAGCTATCTCCAGTACGGAAGCAAATCATATCGTCAGCATTGTGTGTAATAATACTTAAAAGATTATCAGCACTTTTCCATTGTATTGCAGCTCCTAGACTGTCAGCAGGTGAGCCAAAGGCCAATGACGATGCAGATGCATTTGGACTTAATATAGATATTCCCGCATTTCCAGAATTTTCTACTACAAGGTCATCCATATCTACATGTGCTGTTACACTCCCAGCTGTAGCTGTATGAACATGCAGAGTTCCATCTGGAGCTGCAGTTCCTATGCCAACTCTGTTGTTACTTCCATCTACACTTAAAGTAGTACTATCTACAGAGAATCCATTAGTTCCTCCTGATGTTACAAAATTAGTATCTTGAGTAAGAGTTACAGTAGCAGCATTTATTGTTAAAGCAGGAGTATCAGCTGCAACCTTAAATATACTTGTACCACCAGTTTGTTGAACTTCAAATGCAGAAGCATTACTAGTGTCTACACCTTTAATTAAAATCTTTTCATCATCTATCTGTAATGCTGATTTACCTATATCTGTAGATACAATCTTTAAAGTATTTTCTGCAATACCAGAGGCATTATCAAGAAATAAAACTTGATCAAAACTATCTTTAATTCTTGTTGCTGTCAATCTATTACTTGGTACTGTTAACGCCATTCTATCCCCCTAAATCAATATTGCTTTAATTGTAGTTGATTCACTGCTAGCACATTTACAATAAAATTCATAACCACTAACTATATTAGTATTTCCTACTCCAGATCCACCTGGATCCCTAGTTGGTGCAATCCAAGTTACACCTGGAGGTACTATAATCCCCCAATTAGCAGTAGACCCGCTTAGCTTTGAACTTATTAATAAATTATTAGTACTGCCTGTATTTTCTATATATATAGCATTCCATTGAATAGTAGCAGAGCCTGAAAGTTCTTCAAATGGATTTATAGCTGAATCTCCTACAGTCATAGTTTCATTCCAACATAGCATATTTCCATCACTTGAAGCATCCCACATAGGATATGCTGCATCCCATAAGTCATGTGACATGGTTCTAGTTTTTTGGCTATGAATTGTAGAGTGAACATCTTTTATATATCTTTTTCCACCAGCTATTGTTTTGCTATCTATCCTAATAATTTCTTTTTCATATCCATGGTTTGTAGCTGTTGAACTTATGTCATTATCTCTTTCTTGATAGTAATAAGGTTTAAACGAGCCTATTATTGATACTTTTGAATATGTAGCCATAATTAACCTATTTTATAATATTTAAATGTAGCAGTTGTATCAGAAGCTTCTTGCTCAACGTAAACAGTAGAAGTTCCATCAAAATAAGATTGAAAAAAATCACCCTTTTGCAGTCTTATATAAGAATCATTAGAATCACCTGGATCTGAACTCCCAGATGCAACACATCTAAGTGAAAATTCTCCATCCCCACCTACATGTTCTATCCATAAAAATTGAGGAGTTGCTAAACTGTATTTTGTTCCATTTGTTAAGGTATGAATCCCATTGTAATCTGTGCTACTATCAATAGTAACAAGAGATTTAGTTCCATATCTATCAGGAAGAAAACTAGAATTATTTCTAAATATTCTTAAAGTCCCACCTTGGTCATAACCACTAGCAGTGCTATTATCAGTTGTAGATACCTTTAAACTATTTGTTGATTCAATTTTATAAAGAGGCATAGTTAAGCTTGCATACCTCCTTTATCGTCTTTTTGTTGCTGTTTTATCGATTGAGCAGGCATACCAAATCCTGCATTATATTCACCCATTAATCTCTGGTAAAGTTGTAAATACCAATTATATTTACCTTGCTTGTCTTGTAAGTCAGATTGAACTCTTGCTTGGTATTCTTGAACTTCAGCTGAATACTTTTGTATTTTTTGAGCATCATCTTGTGATGTCATTTGAGCTTGTCTTATTGACTTTTGTAGCTCTGCTTGATATTTAGCATTAGCTTCATTAAATTCATTTACTTGATTCAACATTGCCTTTTCATATGATTCACTATAAGCTCTGATCTTTGCTAGCTGTGCTCCTGCTAGTTCTACATCTTCTTCATCTTCTATAAGAGTTCCTAAAACTTCCCACCAGTCACTAACATCTTGAAAGTCAGCATCTGTACCAATAGTTCCATCGGTAATGGTAGCTGTTAATTCTTCCACTGCACCGCCAACAACAGGAGGTGTATACGTAGGAGCTGACTCTGAAAATGAAATAGTTGTATCAGATAATGTAGGAACTTCTGGAGGTGCAGACCATATAATATCTGTAGTTGTCATATCTCCCACCATTGCAAGCACACATCTACTAGCTGCATATAATACTATTAAATAAGAATATTCACTTGGAAAGTTATCAACAGCATCAGGATAATTATCATTATATGTAAGGCCATTATCATAATGTACTTGTTGTACTCTTATTTCATTATTACCAGAATCTGTAGCGGCAGGAACTGAATATATCTTACCTTGCATTTCATAAAACGCTGGATTGTATTTTGATCTATATCTTATACTTTCTTTATCTGTAGCATCATATCTAATGCTAGGATCTATTTGAGTGCATTTTCTTAATATAGTATCACTATCATGCTCTCTTACTACGGAAAGAATAGGTCCAGTCTTAATAACATAATCATTACCATCTGATTGATCCTCTCCTGAAAATCTATAAGCCTCATTAGGCTTCACAAGTAGCATTCTATTTACAACCTGTCTAAGTCCATCTACTATGAAATTAGTCAAGTCTGTATTAGATGTTATTGAAGTATCCAATGATTGTCCCATTGCTGCTTCTACTTGATCTTTAAAAGTTGCCATAAAATTCCTTTGGTTAAGTAACTCTGCCCCTAGAGACTAGAGGCAGAATTATTATTTACTTACTAATCGACATCTACAAATATTGCAGATCCATCGCCATTTGGGTCTGAATCCCCTTCAACTACGCCTTCAACAAACCATTGGGTTGCTGAAACGCAAGTTAATTGAATCCAAGTACCAGGACCGCAACCTGTATGTTCTACATTGTCATCTAACTGTATTTGGCAGTCATCAGAAGCAGCTTGAATCATGGTGTTTAAAGCAGCAGCAGTATGATACATAACCGCTCCTACAAAATCATCTCCACCTGAATCAGTGCTGTCACCTGTGTTTATAAGTGTAGCATCATTATCTGCAGCTACAACAACAAACTTATAGGTAACACCAATTAGATCTACAGAGCACGCAGGAAGCGTGATTGTAGCAGCACCACTATTTCCAATAACAAAAATAGTTCCACTGTCTGCAGCTGTTAAAGTTAAAGTTGATATATCTTTAACTCTTACACCTGAAGGAGCTAATTGATCTAAAGCTTTTCCTGCACCTTCTTGATTGTACTGTGGTATAGCCATTATGTACCTCATTATGTCCAGATAGCATGAGTTTCAGGACAACACCACTCCATGCCAGCTTCGGTTAATATTTGATCCACTCTACGATCGACCCCAGAGTTCTCTAATGTCTGAACTCCTATGTAGACTGCTGTATCCCTATTGATACCATTTCCAACCAATGGTCGGTATGCACAGTACTTCATGTTAATACCCAACATCTTAACAGTTGTTCCATCAAGGTGAACATTTCTTGCAACATTCATATCACCAAATGGAGTGCTAATAGTTGAGATATCAATACCAAATACCTTTTTCTTCCCTGTCATAGCTACATCCGCTCTTCCAAGAGAGTTTGTTGCTGTACCTATACCACTGTGACCTAAACCTCCAGTGTTACCTTGAACCATACTTACGTTATTAGCAAAGTATCCAGATAGTTTGTGCAACCAATTGTAAACTGCTGTACTGCAGAAGAATACAGTTGATGCTGCATTATTATATCTTGGATCTAGTAATGCTGACATATCATCTAGGAAAGCATCTTGAGATTTAGTTGCTAGAGATAGTGAGAAAGTATTACCATATGTAGAAATGAAGTCTACAGCACCTTGAGTAGTTTTACTTACTGTAGATTGCTGAGTTCCAAATAACATAGCATTCTCAATATCCCACTTGTGTTCGATTAGCTTTTCTTTCCAGATTCTAGCCCACTCATTACCTTCATACTTAAGAACAGTTGCTCTATCAGTATTATTCATCACTGCTGATGTTTTGAAGATTTGAGTTTGACCATAACCTGTAGAGTAAGGCTGATCTTGCCAAGTTTCAGGATAACCAGTTCCAGCATCAAATGCAGTACCTACTACATAAGTCTTGAATGGTTCTAGGTCTTCCTGAGAAGCAGATTTAGTTGTATTAGAAGCTGCAACGCCTAATCCAGCAGCACCATCTTCAACTGCAGCATTACTAGCACTAACAGCACTCATAAAACTAATATTAGCACCAGCTTTTACGCAAGTAGCATTTACAATAGCTTTATTGATTGTTGCACTGTTGGCTGTAGTAGCTTCACCATAGGTATCTAGATCTACACTATTTATCTTCCATAGAGTGTAACCAGTCAATTCAGAAACTGTGTTGTTATCAGTACTTGCAGCACCGTGAGGTATCTTGATAACTTGACCAGGAATGAAGAATAAAGGCTGTGTGCCTTTTACACCTTCAAAATAGTCTACTGTTTGACCATAGATGTTTTGTTTGTTACCATTGTTATGGTAGTCTGTAAAGAAACTAAAAGTGTATGCAGTTCCTACGGTTGGTGACAAGTCATTGCCTGTACCTGATACAGTAGTAGCAGGCGAAGAACCTGCACTAGCATCAAAGTCTGCTAGGTATGCATATCTTTTAGTGTATGAAGATCTCTTCTCTGTGAATTTAAAAGAAGGATCATCGGTTGGTTTTTTAGAAACCATGCTTACAAATCTAAAGAAAGGGTCTTGAGCAAGAGCTAATTCTGATACATAATCCCCAAAGTTATACTTTCGTCTTAACGCACCAGTATTTAACTGCGTACTGCTTTCACCTCTTTCAATAGACCCAGAAGTATAATTACTTCCTGTAACGCTGTTTATTAACGACATTAGTCTATCTCCTTTTGATTAAGTTTGGATAGACTATATAAACTCTACCCAAACATGTTGTCTACGCCATCATCAAGAGAAAGGAGTCCGTCAAATAAATCTCTATCTGGACTACCACTTCCATCATCTTGATTATTGGCACCACTTGCGGAGGTAGGCATGTTTCTCACATTCTTCATTTGGCTTAGCATGTCTTGCTTAGTTGATTGAGCTACATTCTGTGCAGCTTTATCTTTGTTTAAAATATAATAAACATCTTCCATTTTAAGCTTTCTTTGCTTAGCTTCATTGACAAAGTTATTAAAATCTTCGTCACTCAAATTATGTTTTTCTTTAAAAGCCTGTTCTTCAGCTTTCCTAGCATTAGCTATTTGATTTTGCTGAGCACGTTTCTTTTCAGCTCCCATAATTTGACTAACTCTCTGTTGAACAATACTATCAACATGAGCAGACATAACTTTAGCACTATCAGAATCAGGGTTGCTCATTGCTTCTTGCTGATCAAAAACAAAATCCTCTGGAAGATTCAATTGTTCTTGAATAGTCTTAGAAGGAGTCCCCCCATTGACTAGATAATCTCGAACATGATTAACTAACCCACTATCCTTTTTCATTGCATTCAAAACAGGTACGAATGGTTTTAAATCATTCATCTGTTCCTTCAGCTTTACAGCCTCACGACTACTATCTTCATATCGTTTTTTCCAGTCTGTGCTGTCTTCCGACTGTGCGTTAACACTTTGAGAGCCTTGATTTTCTGTGTTGTGGGTTACCTGTTCGGAGCCACTAAAATTATCAAGGGTTGCCTCTGTGCTTGGTTCATCAATAATTGCACCATTTACTTGTGCATCAAGCTCATTAAAGAAATCCTTAGAGCCAGAAGATGATTTAGCTTCAGCTTGTTCAAAGCTTTCAGTAGCCATTCCAATTTCTGGGTTACCTTGGTTTTTTTCTTTTGACATATATTACTCCTTTTTTCCTAGCTATAGTTTATGATTGTTTTGGGGTCTTTTCCAAATTATTTTTTAATCTATCAATAAGATTGCCTGCTGTCTGTTTTTGAAGTTCTACATTATTAGCCATTTGGTTTCTTGTTTTTTCTTCTTGAACCTCAGTTTTTCCACTTTCAGATTCCAAATTAGACTTTACTTCTTCCTTCTTTTTATTTATTTCTACAGTAGCCTGCATAACCTTACTCTTAATACCAGCTTGTACAAGTTGTCTTTCTAAGGTCTCTATAGTACCTTCCTTATCTTTTAAGGCTTCTTGCATTTGATTGACTTGAGAGCTTAGTCTGGAATATAAAGATTTTCTTTTTGCTATGTTCTCTTTATTTTTTATATCAGTTTCAGATAGCAATGCTATATCATCAATAACTCCTAATTGCATTAACTGTTTTAACTCTTCTAAGTAAGCCCATCTATTAACTGGTAATGTTGATCCTGAAACTATTCTTATGTCAAACTTTGCAGTAGCTATATCCATTGACTTTCCTATAGCTTCTCCAAAATCATTATACATAGGAATATTTATCTCTGTTTCTCTTTGTTCTTGAATAGCACTTGGTTGTACGATTCTAAATCTTTTATAAGCAGTGTATGTAGCTTGTGAAAACTGCAATACTGCTGTGCCTAACTGTTTTAATGCAGGTTCAATAGAGTTGCTCATCCATTGCTTTATTCTTCTTGTTCCGTACTCATCCAATGCTAACATACCTCTATAAGTTTCTGAAGCACCTCTAGCATCGCCCATCATAGAACTGTAGATACCTGCTAAATATTCCATGTCCGATTTACCTTGTTGAACGATATTAAAAAACGCACTTGATAGAGGAGCAGGCATAACTGGGGTAGGTCTTTCAACTCCAGGCCTTATAGGTAATAACGCTCCAGGTGAAGACGAATACTTTTCCCAAAGGTCTGCATCAATAGATCCTTCTTCATACATCCATCTAAGACTGGATCCAAGTGATGCATTGTGTACCATTATTTGGTGTGCTTTATTTATCTCTTGCTGTTTACCAATAAGAGGAGATACTGCACTTATAGGGAATGGAGTTCCTGTCCATTTAAAATGAAATGGTATTATAGGATACTCTGTAACTCCATATGGTAAGACATTTTCATATAAAAGTTTATCACCTGCTACACATGTTTGTTTTATCCTATCTCCATAAAATTGAACTTGATCAATAATATTTTTAGAAACCATAGGATCTTTTAGCAACATTTTAAATTCTTTTTCTGTTACTATTTTATTTTCAACTTTAGATGCTTCAGCCTGCAATTTACTCATGCATTCCTGTCTAAAGCTTTCAATTTGTTGTTGCATCATTTTTTGAGCTTTTTCCATTTCAAGCTTAAATCTTTCAGGAAGCATTTTGCCAGCTTGAACAGCTTGCATCATTGATGTTTCTTGCTCTTTCAATTTAACCATAAGCTCAGCAGTAATTTCTTTAACTCTTACATTACACTGTTCTTGCAGTCTTTTTATAGTGGCTTTATCGGGTGGTATTCTATAAAAAACATTCACATAAGAAATTTTTACTTTTTCGTACATTTCAAAAAACTCTATAAGATTATCTGTTTCACCTTCTGCTGTAACTGCAAAACTACTTTGATCTGTATCATCGTTAAACATAAATAGCTTTTGATCCAAATCACCAGTAGATCTTTTACTTCTATTGTTTTGAACTTGTTCATCGCTAGAGGCTTGTGCTATTTTTCTTGTAGATTCTGGATACAATTTCATCAAGTGTTCTTTTGGTAATACTTTTCTTATAAGAACAAAAGCTGCATCTCTAAATAACATATCTCTTGACTTAGGATCTACAAATACATCAAATGGCTCAGGTTGTTGTAAGACAACTTCACCCATACCATTGTCAGCATTTTTGTCTACACTTACCAGCAAATAACCCAGTCCTTTAGTAACTGAATCATTTATAGCATTTGAATATAGAGTTGAGCCTTCAGAGTAATCCCATATATAATCAGCCAAGTCTGAATATACAGCAGCAACATCTGAGTCTGAACCTTCTACTCCTACAGCCTGCCATCTAGGATTGTTGGCGGTAGCATAAAAATTTAACATTTCTACTACAGGAAGTATCCTGTTAATAGTAAATGTAGGCATACCTTGATCCTCAAGTAAGTCCTTCTCATCTTTACCTAGTTGTTCATCATGAGCGAACTCATATCCTTTTTGATTTATAAACTCCCATTGCTTTCTAGTCCAGCTATTAGAAAGATTGTATAGTTGTCTTATTTTTCCAGGTATGTCTTTTTTAGCCATTATTCTCCTCTTAATTCAAAATGTGGGAAATCATCAAATTGATTATCATCCACTTCAAAGTTCATGTTCCAGTCTCCTCCCCATCGAAGGTCAATGCTCATCCCTTTTGCTATCCCAATAACAAACCCTGCAAAAAGGTGGAAACGCTCACGATCATCCCAGTCAATAGGATAAGGGGCCACATCAACAGCCCTACTAGGATCAGCGTTATGACGACCATTTGGGTATTTAACTTTTGTTTTTCCTTCTTCAAAAAGTTTATCCTGTCTTTCAGCACTTCTATGTCCCTCCAAAATACTGCAATCTACGTGTTTAATTACTTCATTAAATACTTTCTGTAATCTTTCATCGCAAGTTGATAGCCTTAATTTAGAGCTTTTTCCAAACTTAGGCATAACTATTTACCAAAAGTAGGTGAGTATCCTTTCCCCTCAACTCTATGTGAAAGAAGATCTGCAACTGTAAATCCAGGATTTCCACCAGCCTTCTTACTAGCATCCATATGGAATTGTATAGCCAAAGCCATAAGATAATCTTCTTTTTCCTTGGTTTGCTGTGGACCTCCAGCATTTCTGCTAGCTGTTATAGCAAATAATTCTTTTATATCTTCTAAAGCTGCAGGAGGGTATTTTCCTGTTATTCTATCTTGATCTGTATACACATCCCTAGCCTGACTATAATCCATAGGGCTTAACTCTGATAAGTTTTGAAACATAGCATCTGTTAAAAACTCTGCTGCTTTTTGCCAAGACCCTTCTGGGGTATCTAACATACCTAGACTATCTGCTGCTGCTGAGTAACCTTTAAACTCTTGAGCTGAAAAAGTCCCTCTTTCATCCATATTCTGCATTGTTCTAAAGACATCTTTATTTACCTCATCTAACTGATGCCATTTTCTTTTCATTGTCATTTTTTTCTCCTTATGCTGTTATCCAGCTCCTTGGTTTCTTTTTCTTTTTATACCACCCATCACGACTCTCTGCCATATTTTGAGGAGGATGTGCATACTTACATGCATAAGCCAATGCATCTATAGTATCATCATGTGCCATCCTTGGGCCGAATGTAATTATCTCTCTATGCAAATCATATTGAGTTTTTTTTATATGTATCTGCCCTACAGCAAATCGTTGTGCTAGAATTTCTTGTATCCTGTCTCTTTTACTCATTCTATTGCCAGGCTTTTCTTCTTTAAATGCTATATTAAACTGATTCCTTCTTCTCATTTCAGCTCTTATAGCTTGGAATACTGGCTTAGACATAGATGTATCTTCTATAGTAAATAGAGAAGGTTTATAAAAATTAGCCTGGTCAAACATATAATCCACTATTCCTTTTTGTCCAGTGCCAGGAACACCTAGAACTGGAAGCGTTCTATTACGAACATAATCTAAAACATAAATATTATTATCTGGAGTAACAGCAACTACCATAAGTACACTATAGTCAGAGTTTCTCCTTGCACTATCCGTAGCTGGATCTACGCCTATAAAGACATTGCATGGCTTTGGATCGTCTCCTTCAGGAACAATAAACGACAACCCTGTCTCATCATCTTTTGTAAAAGTGCCATCCCAATATTTTATATGGTCTCTACTAAATATAGAATCTTCCTCACTTTGAACTTCCATCATATACTCTTGATAGAACTTGTGGGGAGTCCCACTATCTGCATAGAATTTCTTTTTACGCTCCATCTCTTTATGACCAAACCAACTATCCCATAAAGGAGAACCGTCTTCTTGTAATGCTTTATATGTTATCACTTTCCATGAATAATCTACGCCTTCTTTAAGTGCTTGTTCGTGTCCCACTAAAATCTTTTGTATAAAGCTATCATAATGAACTGGGGTGCCATTAATTCTTAATCTTCCCGTCTTCGGTTCGAGTGCAGGAAAGACGACAGCAGTAACGAGGTTGGAAATTTTTGACCTTGATTCTGGTGTGACCGTGTTATTCTCATCTTCAAAATCATCAAGAACAATAAGATCGTAACGCTTATGTAGCTTGGCACCACCACGAATACCTGATAAATTACTCTTACTAATGAGCTTGCAACCATTTTTAAGTTCGATATCATCTTCTGTCCATTTCCTTCCTTTTAAATCTCCAAAATAATATTTTATCCTATCATTGTATTCTATATGATATTTAATGTAGTCAAGATTGGGAACAGATATCTTGCTACTTGCTGCAACCCAGCCATAAAAAAGGGGCTCCTCAGTAAAGCAAAAATTGTGCATAATATTGCATTTAGTAAGTACTGTCTTTCCATGTCCCCTAGGTAATATAACTGCTAATTGCCTTTTATCTAGATCCATTAATGCATCTGCTACCTGATAATGAAAGAATGGAGTCTCTGATCTCATAAAATCATCAGGAAGAAACAACTTACCAAATGCTATAAGATCTTTAGAGGCTAATAATAATTCTTCTTCAGCCTGACTTACATTATGTGTATTAATGTTTGCCACTAATACCCTGTGCCTGATGTGTCCTTTGGTGCCGCTGGTTTAGGATTTGGAGAATTACCCATTTCTTTCATAAGCAAAGAATCAACATCTGTATTAAATAATAAATTAAATGCTTTTTCTTCATTCTCTTCTCTTCCTAGCCCTAGAGATTTGCTCACATTACTTGGAAGGATTCCTAAAATAGGCCCACTCCAATCCATAACTTTATTTGCAATTCTTTGGCTATCTGTATTTAAGATATATCTTCTTGCTGCCCCCATAATCAAAGGACCTAAATTGGCATTCTTATCATAATCTTCTTTATCAAGGTACCCTATTCTAAATAAAATATCTTGAGCTTTTCTGACATTTTCTCTTGTCTTATTATAACCTAGAACGCTATTCATAATATTATAAGCTTCTGGGTGATAAGGAACTTCACCACTACCTTTTGGCACGCCTTTGGAATAATAAACCTCACCACTCCAGTTTTTTCTATTATAGCTGCTGGACATTATTTTATCTCCTTGGGCCTTTCAGCCTCTTTCAATTTATCTTTACTAAAACCCTGAAACACAGCTCCTGTTAGCTGGGTAACTTGTGTCTTGTTCTTATCTTCCATATCAAGTATATCAGATAACTTAAATAAAGCTTTTAACCTGGTATCAGCTTTGTCAGCTGAAGTGGCTTCATACTTTATTCCTTCCAGAACAAACTTAGGGTCTATATCCAATTCTTCCATTACAGGCTTTAATTCTTCTTTCATAGCTGTTTTTATCCTTGTAGTTTTGACCAACTGTCCCGCACGTACTGCAGCATAGTTCGGATCATTTGTAGGGAACGCTTTAAGATAGGCTTCCCTAGGAGGCATCCCTGCTGCCAAATGTACTGCAAAAAGTTCTTCACGACTTGATAGGCTTTGTCTATCTTCAATTCTTTGATTCCTTTCAATATGACCTCCTAATGAGTATATGTTTATTCGTTTAGATGTATCCATCTTTGTTTTATCGGATACTATAAAAGTCCCAGTGCAAGTTCCTATATAGTCAAACTTACGGACCTTTCCCTTACTTTTAGTCATACTACCTCTCCTGAGTACTTGAATAACGCAACCATCGTCACTCAACACCCAATCATTTATATGACCATCCCTCCAATCCCGTTTGTAATTTAAATCTTTAGGTACCTCACTTTCACTTTCATATACAACGTGATTGATTTTATTTATTATATAATGTCTCATAGACTCCTAATCCCTGCCAAGGGATTTGGGTTATTTAGGCAAGACCAAGTATATCACTCTCAATATATTGGCTTAACTCTTCAGGTACAGATATATACATATCTCCAATTTCAAATACACAATCATTACCTTCAATATACTCTTTAATAAATTCAACCTCTTCAGTGTCAGAATCATATCGTATACGTAATACATATTCTTTTATCATCTTATCCTCCACTTTTAGGTGTACTTATCCCCTGAGAACCAAGGTTCTTTTTAAATTTCTTTAACCTTAAATTTCACTTAAAGCCAGTTATTTCTCCCATACTCTTAGCTTATATTAAGGCAATTTTTGTTAGCTGTTGGGGACAATCCTTAAACCTCTATATGAGGTGGCAACCCAACGTCTGACCCTTTAAGCAGAACTATTGCAAGTGTACTTATAGGGTGATAATTCAAAGAACTGCTAACTTCGTAATTTAAAATAGTTTTATCGATATTACAAGAGGTTTCAAAAATTATAGCATTTTGGTATGTGGCCTTATATATAGTGGTACCCCACTACCGTGGGATTATTGCTATCGCTATTACGTTATTTTTGATTTAGTTTTGTTTGATTTATTTTTATGGTTTAAATAAAATAGGAGACTAAAGATGAGCCTGAAAATGCCAAGACAATGGAGCAAGAGAGTACGTGTAGAGAACGAAGCAACAGAATTAAAGCAAGACAAGAAAGATCCTATCGCTATGGCTACTACAGCAGCAGTCATTAGAGCTATTAATGAAAAGGATACAGAGTTCTTAGCTGATCTACAAGTAGTAGGTAAGATGTTCAATGTATCAAACCCAACACCAGCAGGGCAAACAGCTATGGGTAGAGTAACAAGAACTACACTTACTGATGCTAGTGGTGCTGAGCATGTCATTGATGACGATCCAGCATTGGTTAGTAGTTATACTCAAAGTGGTATGACAATAACTAAAACTGAATCTTGTGTACTGTATGACGATGGTACTGTAAGATAATTGTTGTGTTTGTGGTATTAGGGGAGATTAATTTCTCCCTTAATATTGTTAAGTAATGTATTAGTTCTCTTTTAAATATCCTAACGGGCTTGTGTGTATGTAATAATATATATACCAACATATACCAAACATAACCTATATTTTTTTTATAATTACAATCTTAACCAAAGGAGATTTACATGGAATCTAAATGGATTACAATAGCTGATAAGCTTATTAATACTGAGAATCTTAACAGTTGTGAGGTATGGAAAAGTCCTTCCGATATTTGGTATCTTATTCTTGAATTTGGTGATAAATACCAAAAACAGATTAAGATTACTAAAGGCGAAGATGCTGCTTATGATATATTAAAGACACTAAAAGTATATCTTAACTCTTTTACAATAGCAAGACCTTTGCAAATAGAAGAGAGTGAGTTAGCTCATAATGATTAAATATTAGGGGTAGCAGTTAATCCTGTTGCCCTTATATTTTTTGAAAGAATTAAACTTACGGTTTAGTAGTGTAATAACTTGAAAGTGATTTAATAGTTAGTATTAATATATAAAAAGCTATTACAGTAGCAAGGTTGACATCTAGCTGTAACTGGATCAAATGGTCAACAAGTATGTTAGAAAGCTACTAGATTGCTAGTAGGGCTATGTCTTTAAGGCGTTGGGAACACTGTAGGGTTTGATCCTATAAATGATGGTTTGAATCCATCCGACCGAAATAATTAAATAATTAAACTATAACTAACTAAGGAGGGCTAATAATTATGCCTTGGTATATAATACTTAAAGATGTCTTTTTACCTGAGAAATGGCAAACAAACCCATTTAAGACAGAAGGACAAAGAAAATCTGCATACGATGTTTATATGCGAGAAAAAGAGAGTCATTGGAGAACAGTTGAAAAGTTACAAGAATGTATCAATAAACTTGAAAAGAAATATGCTAAGGTATTATTTACAAATGATAAATTAGTGACTGAGAATAATTACTTAAAAAGTATGTCATTCTTTCAGCTTATCAAGTGGTATTTTAAAAGAAACAATTAACCTATAACAACCAAGGAGATATTATGACATACATAGAAATACAAGCTCTAATGCCTGATATTGATTGGGATAGAGTAGCTATAAACTATGCTATACTAGATTGTATTGCTGATAATTATTACAACATAATACTGGAGGTTTAATATGTATGAGATATTCCAATTAATACATGAAGTGATAGGTATATTAGATATATCAATATCATTTAAAGTGTACCATTACATACTATTCTATACTATATACAGATTATATATAAAGTATAAATCAGGAGGAATGGGAATATGGAGATGAAAATAAAACAATGGTTGCATGCTTTGTGGACCGTAGTTATATATGGTGGTTCTATATGGATTACTATATATTTAGCTGGACATTTAGTTAATTGGTTAATGCTAACTACCACAAGATATGCACCGTAACGATAAGTAATACAGTTGCCTAAGCTTGGCCGCAATAGTGGCTCTTCTGATGGGACTGTACATATTAGAGAGGATATTGACAGGCGAGTATCGATGTGGTCATAGACTGGAATTGATACCAGCTTCGTGAAACAGATACTAACGAGGGTCAAGCCTCTCTAATTAACTAACCAAAGGAGACATGATGACTTTAAAAGAATTAAAAAAGAAAGCTAAAAAGACTGGAGGTAAAGTAATTAAAAGAAGTGATGGAAATTATAGATTACATTATAAAACTATAATTGATACATCTTTATGGACTTTACCTGAAGAAATATTAGAGATTGCAAAATCAATTGATGATAATACTAAAGAAGTAGTAATCCATGGTATTATTCGTAAAAGAAAAGATATACCTAAAGGTATTTCAAAACACATATCATTTAATTCAACTAAGGCGTTTAAAAGATGGATTCGTGAAATGTATCGTAGTATGATAAGATCTGGACATAAAATAAAAGTATTAAAAGAACAATCTCATTTACCTAGAGATTCTAAATATAGAAAATCTAGTGGTGTTACTTATGTATCTGGTGTTTATTGTTATATGTGTAATAAGAAATGCCTGCAAACCTGGACTGCATTTAAAAAGAAATTAAAACCAACATGTTCAAAGAAATGTAAGGATAGAGGTATGTATCATGATATGCAACATTTGCATGATGGTAAATGGTGGGATGTATATTCTTTAAATAAAGGTTATCATTCTATAAGAAGAAAAGATCCTAAAACAGGAAAAACTATTAGAACTTCTAGACATAGAGATAATTGGATAAAACATTATGGAGTTGAACCTAAAAAGGGATATCATCTTCATCATATCAATATGTGTAAAGGTGATGATGATATTTCTAATTTAATGGAACTTTCACCTAGAAGACATCAGCAATTACATGGTACATTTAACGATATATGTAAACCTCTTATGGATATGGGTATTGTGAAATTTAACAAAGATAAAGGCTATTATTTAGCCAAGGGAGTGTAATATGACTTATGCAGATGTAATACGATTCTATAAAGAACAATTAAACAAGTTTGATAAACTAGGACTTGGCAAAGAGACTGAACATGGTACTGTTGTAACAGAAAGATTGATAGAAAATACCAAAACCAGGCTACATGAACTTCAGTTCAAGAATATCAAAAAAGAAGTAGATAAACAAGTATTTAGAGCTAAAAAGAAGAATGCTGATGTAGAAAGTTTAAAGCAACAAATCTATATCTTAGAGTATAATCTTATGAGGCTGAAGGAGGATGTAGGATTAATATGAAACCATGTAGTAAATGCGGTGAAGGTAAAAGACTGACCTATAAGAGTTATTGTAGGCTATGTCACAATGCAATGCAGAAAAGGCATAGAGAAAAACGTAAAGAACTTAACAAATCAATACATCAAGTGGGTTGGAGATGGTGGTATACCCACTGGTGTAATGATTAAACCAAGGAGGCTAAGTAATATGAGAAAATATAACTGTGCTGAATGTGGAAAAGAAGATGTTGGAGCAAGAGGATTATTCCTTGAAAGTATTATTTATCATGGATGGGCAAGATTAGATGTATATGGTAATTTTACTGAACTTTGTTGTGATGAATGTTATGACAATGGTAATTATAGCTTCAGGAAAGATGAATATTTCGATGAATCTTATTGTGGAGAAAGATTAGATAATGACTATTAAACTAAGGAGACTATTATGAGCGATTTAGATGATTTTATGAAAGATGAATTAAAATGGGCAGAAGAAGAGTCTAAAATAAATACAAAAGAAGATCTAATTTCATATTTTATGAAAAGATTCAAGATAGACTTAGATGAAGCAACTAGATATTGCCAATTTCTTGATGATACAGCTGATGGAGGTGCATTAGCTCCATTTAAAGACAACAACCAAGGAGATAATAATGAGTGATTTTAATGAAGAAATGATCATAGAAAGTGAAGAGTTTATACTATATGTTATGAAAAGATTTAAATATAGTAGAGAGGAAGCTGAAGATCATAGAACTAAGATATTGAATAAACTTAAGGAGGATAAGTAATGGCAAATGGAAGAACAGAAAGATCAAAGATATTACAAGAATCTCGTTTAAAACTTGAAAGATATAAAAGAGAAAGAATAGGTAATCCTAAATATTGGTGTAAAGATGAACAAATGCTTAGAGGTTTATCAACACCATATATGAGAGGTGAGCTATTAACTTTTGTAGGGTTTGATTATGATAGCTTTAATGATAGTACAGAAGATATAAAAGCATATTCTGAGTTATTTGATAATGAAGAATTTCTTGAATGGAAGTATAGAAGAAATGCTTTCTTTGGTGTTTCAAAGAGTAATATGATATCAATATATCTAATGCTTAAGAAGAAATATGCTATAATTGCTAAAGAATCAATTAAACAGGAGGACAAGTAATGGGAATGGATGTATTTGGATTAAAACCTAAGATGAACACTGAGATGCCAAAAGTATTAAAAGATATGCCTGAAGGTAAAGATTGGTTAGATGCTTATAATAAGATGAGTAAAAAACAGAAAGAAATTTACTATAAAGCTAAAAATAAGCATTATGAAGACAATCCTGGTGTATATTTTAGAAATAATGTATGGTACTGGAGACCTTTGTGGGATTATGTATGTAAGAATGTAACTTCTCTTACTGAAGAAGATCATACAAATGGTCATAGTAATAGTGGTTGGCAAATAAGTGAAACAAAAGCTATAACAATAGCTGGTGTATTATATGCTATGCTTGAAAGTGGTGCTGTTAAAGAAGCTGAGAGATTACATTTTGATGAAAGTAAAGCTCAAGCTGAAGCTGATCCAGATGATAATTTCCCTACATATCCATTTTCTGAAGAGAATGTAAGAGAGTTTGCTATATTCTGTGAAGAATCAGGAGGGTTTGAGATATGTTAGATGAAATATTGGCTGATGCTGAACAAGTGTTATTAGAAGAGCTAGATAAAATAACTGATGAGGATCCAGAGGCTAATTTATCTAGAGAAGCTGAAGATCTGGTTCATGAGCTTGCTGATAATCATGTGCCAATATATTATGTAGATATAGTTGAGTGTGCCAGGAGTAATATAAACCTGGCCACTACAACACCTGAGTTGTGGTCTGAAACAAATGATGTAACTGCAGCTAATCTTATATCTATGAATATATATGAAGAGTTAACATCTCATTTACATGGTGTATTGGATAAATATATCGATAAACAAGAGGAGAAACTCAATGAATAGAGGTATAGATGATGCAGTTAGTGCTGAAATTCAAATCCTAAAAGAAAATAGAAGGAGGCAACGAATGGATGAAAGATACGATAACTGGATAGAGGTTTCAGATGAAGATCTCTGGGAAGATGGAGAGTTAGATAAGGTGGATGTCGCTATGAAACTATTTGTTAATATAGTATCAGAAGGCAAGTGGATAGTATTAAGAAAACTAAGAAAAGGAGAATCACATGGCTAGAATACCGAACTGGATTAAAGAAGTAGAAGAAGAATGTAAAGACGTAGAAGGTATGACTCCCAGAACAAACCCATATTCAGGGATAGCTGTTAAATTACCTATAACTGCTGCAGCAATTTATGATACAATCAAAGGTGCTGAGATGCTGGGACAGTATAAAGTAGTTAGACAAGGGTTGGATTGGTTTATACAAAACCATCCTAAAGAATACATGACATTATTAGACTAAAAGGAGACAAAATGGCAAAGTTAACAGAAAAGCAAAGACAATATTTTATTGATAGAGTAACAGATGAAACAAACATAGCAATAAATACTCTTGAATTAAAGTATGCATCAACAATACAAAAGACAGCATCTAAGAACTTTAATAAATTCCTTAAAGATCTTAATTGTGAAAAGCTATTTAAAGCAGTAAAAGATGGTGAGAAAAAGCTACAAGAAAATAGAAGGCAGCTTGCTAACATCATTAATAGTAATAGAACTGCCAAAGAAAATAGTAGTTATGACAGTAAAGTTGGTGATTGGAGTTCAGTTAGAGACTTTGAAAGTGCTCTAAGAAATATGGCATCAAAAGTAGCTACACAATTATTTGAGTCTACACCAGGTGGTGCTAAGATTAAGAAACTTAAAGATGTTCAAAGAGCTGCTATTGATCATATCTATGGTATGACTACCAATCATGAGGTTATTGTTGGTGTTAACAAGCTACTAAGAGGTACTAGTGTTAAACTATTAGGAGAGTAATATGATACCAAAATGGATAAACATAGTGAACTTCCTTAAAGGTAAGCCCAGAAAAGAAACTCCTAAAACAATAGAGATCGTTGATGACTTCGATCACAGAGGGGAGAAACTTATGAGGGATTACGAGGAAGATCGCATGGCAGAAGAACTAGACAAACTAAAGGAGGAAGATGATGAGTAAAGAAGAAATCGAAGGAATCCTTAGATACATAGACCATATGCAGTATGTTCAATGCAAGATAGATGATCTCATATTTGAGTCTATACCTAAACCAAAGGCAAAAGTTAGTAAGAAGAAGAAAGTGAGGGTGAAAGATGTAGGTGAAGCCTTCCATGATTTTATAACTGAATCAAAGAAATAATCCCTTGGTTAGGAGCGATGTGTGGTGCAGGTTTTGGTTACGGGGTATGTTCAACCCTATTTGGCCTCTTTTTGTCCTGCACCATATATCATATAAATTGAGAGAGTTACGGCTAAAACCACCATCCGTTAAAGCCTCATGGGCAAGTCCCGTGGACAAAGCGTGGTCTCTCTCAAAAAATTGCAAGCACAAATAAGAGAACGTGTGATAAGATCCGACCCGACTTTCTTATTGCACAAGGTTGGCTAAAAAACGTGTTACATATATTGACTGGCTGGAAGTTGCAGTATGTTGACAGTACACAACAGCATAAAAACTCCACGCTTGCAATAAATAAAAGAAGGTAATTATTACCCTTCAAAGGAGATAAAATGAATGCATTTAAAACAAACTACGAAATGATTCAGGCACTTGCTGAACAAATTGATCAATTGCAAAATCAGATTAATGACTTGATAATAACTGTAAATCATTTAAATAAAAAAATAATAGAAGGAGATCAAGATGATTAAAGCATTAAGTTTAAAGGATGTAGAAAAAGCTATTGAAAGTCTTGAGAATAAAATCAAGAAACAAGGGAATATTGTTAATGACAGAGATTCTAATCATTTAGATAATTTGCAGCAATTGTATATTTCTTTAATTATGAAAGAAGGTAGAAAAAATAATAACAAAGGAGATTAAGATGTCTAAAATAGTAAATGGTGATGAACTGTTTGAAGAAGGCAAGAAGAAAGAACTATTTGATAATCTATTTAAGGTTGTATTAGAGTTCATAGAAAAGAATGCTTATAATACAAGTCCTGATGGAGATAGAATGAGACAGATAGAAGAGTTAAAGGAAGAGAATAACAGACTGTCAGATAGAATAACAGAATTAAAAGATCTAGCATATCATGGAGAAACATGTGCTGAACAAGCTAGAGATTATTTCAGAGATATACATGATATATAATTCTTGTTAAATTCCAGAAAAATTCGTAAGTTTAGGCTTGCGATTTGTCGACATAAAAAGAAGGAGAAGCGTATGGAACAAAGCGAAATAACTGGTGTCCCTTATAGCGAAGATCTTGATGATGTAGTAGAAGATAGTCCAAGTGATTGGAAATCTGAAAAGATTAATAGTCTTGCTACTGCATTAGCTAAAGCTCAAAGCGAAATGAAAGGAGCCAAATCCAAAAGTAAAAACCCATTCTATAATAGTAATTATGCTGATTTACATACTGTAATTGAAGCCTCTATGCCCTATCTAACTAAGAATGGATTGTCAGTAATACAAGGTAATAGATTCTGCACTGTAACAAACGGATTCTATGTAACTACCATGCTATTACATGCATCAGGACAATGGATTAAGAGTGAAGTTAGAATGGCTCTTGGTCAAAAAAGAGATGCTCATGCTATAGGTGCAGCTTGTACTTATGGTAGAAGGTATGGTCTAGCAGCAATGGTAGGCATAGCACAGCACGATGATGATGGTAATACATTAGTTAATAATAAATAGGAGAAAACATGGCAATAAAAACAATGACTGCTGGCACAGGCAGAGGAAATAAATTCTCTGAAGGCTGGCATACAGTAAAGATATCTAAAGCACAATATGGAGATCAAAATGGTCAAAAGATTCTTGATCTATGGTTTGAAGATTATCCTGACAATTTCAATACTAGAATATGGGAAAGGGTAAACAAAACAACCAATGAAGAATTTGCCATCGCAAATACATTTAAATATGCTGTTGCTGGTATTAAAGGTGTTCTTACAGACAACACTGGTAAATATCCTATTATGCAGTATGATGATGAGTCTGAAAACTTAGTAGGCAAAACTATTAATATCTTTGTTTATAAAGAAAACAAAACAGGGAATAATTATAGTAGAGTTTGGAATAATATAGCTCCAGTACCTCAAGAGACTGAGCATATTACTTTTACTCCTGAGCAAGTTGAAGGTATAAAAGCAGGCATAGCATCAAGATGTAAACAGGTAACATCAGCTCCTTCAAATGGATCTAATCAGCCATCTGAAGTAGTAACTGATGAAATGCCATTCTAATTAACTAGAAAAAAACAAGAGGGGGTTGTATCTTTTGCTTACTGGCTATGTGTCAGAGGTTTGATACAATCCCTTTCTTATTTAAAGGAGATAATAATGTCGTATTATAATACAACAAACTTAGCTGGAACAAAGTTAAAGAAAGAAGAACTAAAAGCATTGACTCAAAATACTCAGATATTGCATGTATTTAGAGGAGATGACACATTAGCTAGAACACCATTTGATGTACAAGAGATTCTAAAAGATGAGTATGATCTTGATTATCCTATTACTAGTATAAGAAGGAGCATTACTAATCTAACAAATGATAACTATCTAGTTAAAACAAGAGCTAAATCTAGAGGTAAATATGGTAAGTTTAATTACACCTGGATGACAACTGAAGGTTATGAACAGATTAAACAAAAAATAGGAGACTAATATGGCAAAAGAAATAGACCATTTCTCAGCAGATGAAGCAAAGGTAGAAAGAAGATGGACCAAAGTAGCTCAAAGTGTTCTACTAAACAAGAAGATAGTTAAAGTAGAATACCTTACAAAGAAAGAATGTGAGAACTGGGGATGGGAATATAGACCTGTTGCATTTCAACTTGATGATGGCATGTGGGTAATTGCTCAGATGGATGATGAAGGAAATGATGGTGGTGTTTTATATTACACGAATGGTGATGATAAGTTTTCAGATGTAATACCCGTCTTAAGGTGAGACTAACTGAATACATGCATTGGTTAACTAGAGATGATATAGGTATGGCTGTTAATCCTAAAAAAGATGATTACAATCATATAACAATAAGACAAGAGGATAAAAGAGCTAGATACCTATACCAATGTAACTTAAAAGGAAAGGAGCCAGTGATATGATTAAAGAGTTCGCATTCGGTTTATCAAATAGACATCATTTCGGTGATGTAAATGATATGGAAAAGTGGGTAGGAATGGCCCAAGATACATTCATGTCATTATGGGACTATGATCAACATGTTGTAGATTATGTGCAAAAGAATAAAACTTTATCTTCATATGATGGTGCAATATATATGCCAGATAGATTTATTCTAGATGTTGATGGTAGTAACAGTGAAAATGCAAGACAAGCATGCATCGGCCTAACTATGTTACTTGATGACATATGTATACCATATGATGTATGGTTTAGCGGTACAGGATTCCACGTAGAAATATCAGGAGCAGCATTCAGGTGGAAACCTTGTGATGATTTACATCTAAAAGTTAAAGATACACTGAAGAATGCAGGTATATATGAATATGCAGATCCGTCAGTTTCAGATAAAACAAGACTAATTAGAGTACCTTACACCTTAAACAGTAAATCTAGTTTATGGAAAGTGCCTATAACAATGACTGAATTAAACGGAAGCATAGATGATATACTTAGAATAGCTAAAGAAAATAAGTTTAGACATGCTACTGATCTAAATGCTACTGAACCTGTATTTGATGTTATTAAACGTCAGAAACCACAAGAAGAAGACAAGTATCAACCAGTTTTATTAGGTCGAAATCCTGATCCTGTGAACTATCCCTGTATTCAAACTATGATGGAAGGAGTTAGTCAGGGATCAAGACATCAGATAGCACTAAGAATAGCAGCACATCTAAGATGGAGATATCCAGAGCATTATGTAAGACTAGTAATGGAAGACTGGAGATCCAGAGTAGATCTTGCTTCACATCCCTTTACTAAAGAAGAGATGGATAAATTAGTTACACATACATATGATGGTCACAATGGTAGTGGTGATCGATATGGATGTCAAGACTTCCTTAAAGATAAGTTCTGTGCTAATACATGCAAACTGTACAAAGCTAAGAAAGGTAATAGCTTAATGGATGCTCATTCAATGGAAAAAGAATTGGCTGAGTTTCTATGTAATGATCATAAACCTATCAATATAGGTGAGTTATATGGACAAGATTTCCCAGTTTATCCAGGAGAAGTAGTTATCCTTCAAGCTCCTCCAAAGTCTATGAAGACTATGCTTCTCCAAAACTGGATCAACTCGTTCAAGAAAACAACTTATTTCCTTGAGATGGAAATGTCACCCAGACAGATATGGTCAAGGTTTGTAATGATTGAAAAGAACTGGAGTGAAGAGCAATTGAAAGAACATTATAAGCAATATAATAATGGTATATCTGAAGATTTCAAGTGGCTGACAGTAGACTATAGTAGTTGCTACCCACAAGAAATTCAAAAGAGAATCATGATGCTACCAAGAAAACCTGAGATATTAGTTGTTGATCATATGGGTTTATTTAGAACCAAGAAATCTGACAACAATATGAAGGTAGAAGAGGTATCACAATCATTGATGGAGATTGCTGTTCAACATAATATGATAGTCTTCGCTGTATCTGAAATAACTAAGAATGCTTTCCACGAAGGCATGGACATTACAAGTGCAAGAGGTTCCTTCAGAATTGCATATAATGCTAATAAAGTGTTATCTTTAACACCTTATAGATCGAAAGAAGAGAACATTATAAAAGGTTTACACCTTACTTGTACTGCAAACAGAGAACGTGAAGGACTTGATGTCAGATTAAACGTAAATGGGGCTAGGATTACATCTTAGCCTCAATTACAAAGGAGAATAATGGGCAAAGGAGATAAGAATCGTGACATAATTGGATGGATGTCAAAAGATATTACTAAAAAATTAAAAAAGATATTTGGACCTAAAAAGAAAAAGGAGAAGAAAAGTAAATGAAGCCAATTGATGAAATAGAAGTAAGGTATCCCAAAACATCCAAAGAGTTTAAGAAAATACAGAGAGAACAATATGAACTATTCGCTAAGAAACAACTTGATTATGGACCAGCTAATATAGGGATGGGCAAAACTCAATTAGAAAAAACCAAGGATATAGATATAGCTACACTTGGCCTGGTAACCAGAATGAATGATAAAGTTTCAAGGCTTATGAACCTCATGCTTAACAAAAAAGATCCCAACAATGAATCAATAGAAGACACACTAATTGATCTTGCTAACTATGGTATCATGGGACTTATAGTTAGAAGGAAAAAATGGGGTAAGTAATGAATGATAATATGATACCAAATGGGAAAGGTAATTCTATATGTGAGTGCTGTGGTAAAATTCATAAAGGTATGTTTTATGAATGGAAAAGCACTATTACTAAAAACAACCTAGGTATTATATGTGAGAAATGTGCATTAAGAGAATCATTTGGAAATAAATATAAACAGAATAGGAGATATAAAAAATGGCTACTAAAAAGAAAGAAGTAAAAGTTAAAGAAAAGTCTGAAGACTTAAAGGTTATTACTGAATCTACATCTGAGCTGCAAAATAAAGTTTCAACTATCATTGAAAGAATAAATCAAATACAGTCAGTAGTTACTAAAGATAGAGAGCTTTTAAAAAGAGTTGCTGATAGAATGGGAATAGAATAAATAATACTTTAAAAAGGAGAATAAAATGAGCGGAAAGAAACCTACAATGATGCAAGTTAAAAATGTTATAGATAATATGTTAAGGCATGTAGCTATGATAACAGATAGACTTGAAAAGTTAGATGGATTGCTTGATATGTATATAGACTTTAAGGGAGATAAAGATCTCTTTAAAGGATATGTTACTAAAACAATTACAACTAAAATAAAGGAGCGAGAAAATGCAAACAAAGAAAAAAGCGGGGAGCTTCGCAAAGGCTCTGAAACAAATAGAAGTACTGGAAATAATAAACAAGCAGCTAATAAAAGACAAGAAAAAAATGTCAAATCAAATAAAAGCACTAAAAAGTCAACTCCAATCAAGGACTCAGGTGAGTCAGGTAGTATTGGACTCTAAAGATAGATTGACTGGATTAAAAGAAGCATTAGATAGAATGCCTCAAATCATAAAAGCAACAATGGGAGTAAGTACTAGAGGTGTTCTTAAAAATGGAGGTACAAATGCCAAGTCCAAGTAAAGCTAAAGGTAATAGATTCGAAAGAGAAATAGTGAATGTATTAGCAGAAAAAGGAATAAAATCTAAACGTGCTTGGGGATCTAATGGTCAGGCAATAGGATGTCATGAAGAAGTTGATGTCTTAATGGGTAAGGACTTTAAGATTCAAGCCAAAGTAAGAAAAAAGATCGCATCATTCTTAGAACCTACTGAACATGTAGATGCTGTATTTTGCAAGCAAGATAGAGGTCCTATACTTGTAATACAAACACTTGATAAATGGTTAGGAGGAAATAATGAAAGCTAGATTGATAATGCCACGACAACAACAACACAAAAACCAAAATAACAATCAACCTATAAATAGAAAGCTAGACTATATTATAAATAGATTGAATGAGGTTGAGAGATTACTAAGGCGAAAGCCTTAGTAGTCTACCTATTGAATAAATCTATAGAGTTAATTGCACCTATCCTTTCCTGCATTGATAATGATTTGACTTTAAGTTTCTTAGGCTTCTTACCTATCGTTCCACCAGTAATATCATACAATCCTCTCATCATCCAATTTCTAAACTCTCTCTGATCTTTTTTAAGATATAACCCTGCCTCCACCATAAATGCATCTTTTATTCCTGAACCTGCAAAGAAAGCATTCTGAGTGTAATTTCCAATTCTTGCCAAGGAAGTGTTTAAAAGCATAGCCTTTTTAAAGTTCTCATCTTTAATTTCATTCTTATTCATAGAATGAACTAAAGCTGGAGTATGAACATCAGTATAGGTTTGATTGCTTTCAGGTTTAGCAAAATCAAATATCTCATAAGCATCCAATATTACGCCAATATTTGGACCTAAAAAGTATGCTCCTTCTTGTTCAAAGGTAACATCCTTTAATTTTTTCATTTCATCTGGATTGTCTCTATCAGTAGTAAGCCATAAATACATAGCATTAGCTTCGTCATAAACTGCATCCGATGCTAAATTCATCAAGTCTAATCCTCCTGCCATAGTAGCAGCCCATATTGTAGCTCTCATCAT